ATGGATCTGAAGGAACTCGACGTATTGGGCGAGGATGTAGGCGATCACTGGTACTACGCGTCGAAGGCGAGTGCGATCCGTCGGTTTCTGGGCACGGCAGACGCGAACCGCATACTCGATGTAGGTGCCGGCTCGGGCTTCTTTTCGAAGCATCTGCTCGAGCGCACGCAGGCGACGGAAGCATGGTGTGTCGATACGAGCTACGCCGGCGATACCGACGGGGAGGCCGCCGGCAAGCCCGTTCATTTTCGCCGGGCCGTCGATCGGTTCGATGCCGATCTCGTGTTGCTGATGGATGTCCTCGAGCACGTCGACGACGATGTCGGGTTGCTTGCCCGCTACGTGGCCGGTGCGCCGAAGGGCAGCCGATTCCTGATCACGGTTCCCGCGTTTCAGTTTCTCTGGAGCGCGCATGACGATTTTCTCGAGCACAAGCGCAGATATACGCTCGACGGTCTAGAAGATGTCGCGCGTCGTGCGGGGCTGGAGGTCGAGCGCGGCGCTTACTACTTCGGCTTGACGTTCCCGCTCGCGGCGGCATTGCGACTGAGCGAGCGGGCGCGTCGGCAACCGCGCGAACCGGCGTCGCAGTTGCGCCGGCACCACCCGGTCGTCAACGGTTTGCTCAAGCTGATCTGCCGGGCCGAGTTGCCGATGTTCCGGTTCAACCGGGTGGCGGGCCTCACGGTCATCTGCGTCGCGCGCCGGCGGTGAGCATGTGGCGGGTCGCATGGCCAGAGCGGGGCGCAGCGGGATGCGCGTATTGAAGCCGTCAGTCCACTCGGGGATATCGCAAAAAATTTCGCAGGAACATGCACAAAATGCATGCGACCCGTTCTAAAGCGGCAAACTGTCTGTTATAATTTTTTTCTTTCGGGGCGTAGCGCAGCCTGGTAGCGTACCTGCATGGGGTGCAGGTGGTCGGAGGTTCAAATCCTCTCGCCCCGACCAGATGGAAACCCGCACAGCGTAAGGCTGTGCGGGTTTTTTACTTGGTGCTCAATTTTTGTGCAAATTAGAGGCCGTATTAGAGAATGTCTAATATCGGGCCGCATCCTATGCCGATTTCGGCGTCGGCAGGTGCAGGACGACGTTCGAGCGCGGCACCTCGCGCGACTTGATGTAGGTCTCGGTCGTCGCGGTGTCGGTGTGTGCGCCGGCCACGCGTAGTTCCTCGATGGCGTATCCGGCGCGCTTCGCATCGGTCAGTGCCTTCGCGCGAATATCCTTGATCGTGTAGGGTTTTCCCTTGATCGACGCATCGAACTTCTCGACGCGTTTAATCGCGCCTTCCCACGCGTCGCGGCACGCCTGATCCGACTTCGGATTGCCTTTTTTGTCCCGGATCACATACGTCTGGCCGAATGCTGGGTCAAGCAATTTCGCGCGCGCGAGCACGGCGTCGATGTCGGGCGTCAGCGGCCAGTCGACGGCTTCGCCGCTCGAGTCCTCGGTCTTCGTCGGCAGGAAGTGGATCACGCCGGCGTCGCGGTCGATCTGGTCCCAGCGCAGCAGTCGGATTTCGGTCGAGCGCTGGCAGGTCAGATAGCAGAGGTCGACGAAACACTGCATCATCGGGCCGGTCTGGACAGTGCCGATGATGGTCTTCTCGTTCGGCTTCCCCTCGTTCTTCTTGTAGCGGTAGGTCATCAGGGCCGCGCGAATCGCGAGGAAGTGCCGATCGGGGATGTAGACGTCGCGGTCCTTCGGCTTCTTGACCTTGACCTCTCGGCATGGGTTCACCTGCATCAGCTTCTTCCGGCGGATCACCCAGCTGAAGAAGCCGGACAGCCATGCCTTCATCGCGCGCTGCATCGGCAGCTTGTCGCTCCAGCTGGCCGCGAGAAAATCTTCGACCGCGCCGGCGTCGATCCGCTCGACGTTCCATTCGCGCAGTGACTCGATCACGGCGTCGCCGCGGCGTGCCCACTCGTCGCGGTAGCTCGCGGCGTACTTCATTTTGTGGGTGTCGACGTATTCTCCGACGAGGCGGGGCAGGTTGCCGCCGCCGACCATCGGCTCGAACTTGCGCTTCTCTTCGGCGAGCCGGTCGAGCATGCGGATGTCGCCTTCGTCCACGCGCGACAGCCGCTTCCACTTCCCATCCGGTCGGAACCAGTAGAAAGAGCCGTTTCGCGCATACACGCGGCTCGGCAGCCCGTCCGGGCGGTTGCGGCGGCGCGGCGTCATGCCTTACCGACCGCGTAGATGGGCGGCCGCTCCTGAATGACCTCGGTGCGAGCCTCGGCCGTGCGCAGCCCGAGCTTCGCATCAGTCAGCGCGCGGAACGTCTCCCACGTGAGGGCGATGCTTCCATCGTCACGCCGCGGCACCTCGACGCCAAACTGCGCCTTGAACCAGGCTGCCTGTGCGCTGTAGCGCTTCTTGCCGCTCGCCTGTTCCAGGTCGGCGGCCGTCATCAGACCGGTGCTCATCCTTCGATCCTCCTGAAATCGACTACCCACACCCAGGGGTTCACGTCCCAGCCATGGCCGCGCTCGGCGTTGAGGCTGTCCCATAGATGGCGGAATTGTGCGACGGTGCCCTCGACCGGATCGATGCGCCGGGCCGCCCGCCGGGGATCGTGAACACCTTCGGCGATCGCGTCCTGCCACGTGATCTCCTGCAGCCGCTCGACGCGGACGCCCGTGATTTCGAGCAGCGTCCGCGCGGCGCGGCGCGGCATGAAGATCGACGGCCGGCGCCACCATGCCGGCGTCGCGCCGCCGCGCGCGGCGTTCGGAAGATCTCCGTCGAACCGGTACTCGAGACCGGTGTCGTGCGTCATGTCGACGAAGTGCCACTCGTCGCGACCCTTCTTCGCGCTGAATCGCGTCTCCCACCGGCCGTACGCGATGTGCGTTTCGCGCACCCAGAGACGATCGCCTGGAGCGCCGTAGGGGGATTTGACTGTATGAGATCCGCAAAGATGGCCTTCCGGCCGGTTCTCGAAGAGTGGGCCACCCCACGCTTCCCAATGGTGGCGCAACGGCTTGCGATCTTCTGGGGCGAGCCAAGACTCGTTACCGAGCATGTAACGGATGCTGCATTCGGCCGACGGTTGCGGTGTCACGACGCGGCGCGTCTGCGACTTCCGCCCGGCGCGCACTGCGGCCGACATCGGCTCGTTGAAGAGGATAGGGTGCTCGGTCATCATGCCTCCGGGAATTCGTCGTGCGTGCGGCCGGCGGCGGTTGCCGGCATGGCGGAAGCCGCCCGGCGCCGCGCCGCGATAAACTGCTCGAGCCATTCGATCGCGTCTGCCGGCGAGCCGAGCGCGCCCGTGACGCGCCGCCGTTTGTTCATTGCGCTGCACTCGCGGTATGTGATCGCGATCGCACCGGCCGCGATCGCGGCGGCGCGCTTGCTGATCGCGATGTCGAAGTGTTCGTCGCGCGTGCCGGCGTGCTGGATCCACTTCGGATTGACGCCGATCGCTTGCACCATCGCGAGCAGCTCGTCGGTTGTGTCGGCGATGAGGTGCGACATTTTCATCCGGCCGAACTGCCCGACAGGGTACCGGTACATGTCATCGACGTAGACGGTCATCGCATCGCTCCCGCTGGATCGCTGTCGATCTCGTCTTCGTCCTGGGAGCCGGGGAACAGCGCCAGGGCTTCGTCGCAGTGCTTCAGGATCGACTCGGCGCTCCGCCGGACGTCCGTGATGCCGCCATAGGTGTTCAGCACGCCGGCGGTCATTACAGCCTTCACGGCCCGGCCGATTTCCTCGCTGCTGCCCCAGTGGTCGATCTTCACGCCGGTGATGCGCTCGATCTCGTCGACCTTCTGCTTCAGCGACTTGTGGGCGCACGTGCGGAACTCGATTTCTCGCTCGATCCGCTTTTCGTCGTTCTCGCGCATGCGTTCGACCTCGGCGCGGACGGCGGCGCGAACGATGTCCTCATCGGCCGCGCTCGCGCGGCGCATCAGCGCGGCTACGAACTGCCGCGTGACAGGCTCCGCTTCCAACTTCGGCGCGGCGCGCAGCTCGCGCAATGCGCCGCCGGGCTTCACTTCGTAGTGGCCCCACGTCGGCGGCAACTCGCCGTCTTTCAGCACGCCGGCCGGCGCGACGATCCACCAGTGATCGCAGTAGCGCTGGACCGGTGCCGACTTCGACGGATCCTTCAGTTCCCGCAGCCAGTCCGACCGGCTGACCTTTACCTCCATCCCGTGAACGGCGAGGCCGCGTGACGGCCACAGGTTCATCGCGACAGCGTCTGCCCAGCGGCTATGGCGCGCGCCGGTCGCGTCGGCCACCTCGAAGAACAGCGCCCATTCGGGTGAGCAGAAGCGCGCACGCAGCGCGGCTTTCACTTCAGCTGTTTGCATGGTTGCCTCCTTGCGCGCGGGCGGCGTCGGCCGGCACGCCGAGCGGCTTCCAGTGCGTGTACGGCGGTTGTTCGCGCGGCATACGGCTGCCGGCCGGCGCAACCGAGTGCGCGAATTCGTAGTGGTCTGTCCATACGCGCCAGCATCCGTCGTCGAGCATGTCGAAGTCGTAGCGCTCAGGGTTCGTCTCGTCCTCGCTGTCGAGCCAGAAGACCGTGACGAGTACATCGGCCGGAGCGGTCTCGATCGGCTGCCACCCCGTCAGGAGTGCCTCTGCCTGTGCGTCGGCCTGCGCGGGTTGCTCGTCCAATTCCCACTTGATGATGCTGGCCAGCACTTCAGCCGGCGTGCCACGGAAAGGCAGTTCTCTGGCATCGCAAGCGCGCATCAACGCTTCGAGCGCTTGCGTCGCGCTGCTGGTCGCCACCGCCTCCGCAGCGGGCAATGCTGCCGCGCGGGCTGCTGGGCGAGCGGGCTCATAACCCGATCCGCCGCAGTGATCGCATGTGTACGATCCGAGCGCATCCGATACAACGCAATGACCTTGGCATTGAGTGCAGGTGCTCATTTTTGCCCCTTGTTCGACTGAGTGATGCGGTGCGCAAGATCATTGATAGCGCCTACCGTAAGGGTGATGCCGTGTTCTGCTTGCCAGTCGAGTACGATCTCGCGAGCATCGATCATTGCCGCCCGCTCGTCGGCCGGCGCTGCTGCAACCTTTTTCTTCTCAGCGATCGCATCACATCGCTGCAGAAATCCAGACATCTCCTTCAGGGTCGCCGCTCGCGACAACTCGAACGCGTCTGGGAATGCCACCTTGGCGTCGCATTTGCACGGCCCGTCGCCGCACCCGCGCGAACACTCGGCATCAGCGATTGCGCATACTCGGACGGCAGCGCGGCTCTGTTGTCGGTCGTTCATGGTGGTGTCCTCGCTGGTCAGGCTGCGACGTGCGCGAGCTGCTGTTCATGGGCGAAGTTCGCGCGGATCAGCGCGGCCGCGACGTCCGGGCACACGCTGTTGCCGATCATGCGCACCTGTGCCGACTTCGACAGCGGCTTGCCATTCACGATAGGATCGAGCACGTAGCTGTCCGGGAAACCCTGCGCGCGGGCGAGCTCGCGCGGCGTGAGCATGCGCATGCCGATGTCGACGATCGCGTAGTCCTCGCCGTGGATCGTGACCAGGCCGAATCGGTCGTGCGTCGGCACGGTGTGCAGCGGCTCGCGCAGCTCGACGCCGTCCTTCTCGTTACCGTAGTACTTGATCAGGAACGCGCGCACCTCGGCGTGATGCGTGCCGCCGGCGCTGATCGTGTGCAGCGGCTCGTCAGCCGGCGCGCCGTCGCGGCAGGTGCCGCGCAGCTTGACAAGGTGCGAGGCGATGACAGCTGTGTCGGCCTTGGCAGTGATCGTCGCCGTCGGCTCGCCGGCGTCGCGCGGGCGTGACTGGGCGGCGCGGCCGCCACATCCGACCAGTTGGGCGGTCACGATGGAATGGTGGTCGCTGGTCGTAATGGTGCCTGTCGGGACGTCGACGCGCGTGCCAGTTACACCGCCGTAGTGCTTCGCGAGAAACGCAGTCACAGCGGCGTGCTTCACGCCCTGCGCCACGACCGTGCCGAGCGGTTTGTCGAGGCCCGGGACGCGCGGTGCCTGCCCGGGACGCTCGCCGTAGCTGGTTTGGATCAGCGTCGCGGCAACGACGCCCATCGCGTGCGGCGCGCCAGCCGGCCGCGCACATTCGCCGCCTGCGGTCACGGTGTGCATGGGCTCGTCGGCCGCGCTGCCGACGGAGTTTGCGCGGAATTTCGTCACGTGTGGCACGCAGACTGCAAAGCTCCCGCCCTTCGGGTGTGCGGTGATCGTGCGGAGTGGCTCATCGCCTGCGTGCACGGTGTCGCGGCCGTTGTAGTGTGCGATCGGCACGATGAACGGGTCCGCGCTATTCACGACGAACTTCATGATGCCGCGCGCGATGCGGCGCAGCGTCGCGTCCTTCAGCGGCCGCTCGCGCTCGAATATCGACGGGCAGGGAATCGACCAGTCGATGCAGTCGGCCGCGGTGCGCCACGGCTGAAGGGCGCCGGCGCGCCCGGCCGCGCCTTTCGGGTCGCCGTGCGATGGGGTCGGCCAGACAATCGGCAGACCGTCGCGGCGCGCGAAGAGGTAGAGGCGCTTCCGGATTGTCGGTGCGCCGAAGTCGCATGCGCGCAGCACGCGCCAATCCACCTGGTAGCCGAGCCCTGCGGTCAGGCGCTCCATCGGGAAGTCGGCGCCGAGAGTCTCGAAGATCTCCCGCGTGTCGGGGTGATCGGCTGGCAGGCCAGACGTCAGCGCGGCGATGAACGCGCGGAACGTGCGCCCCTTTTCAGATTTAATCGGTCGGCCTTCGTCGTCGAGCGGGCCCCAGTCCGCGAATTCCTCGACGTTCTCCAGCGCAATGCAGCGAGGGTACTGAAACGTCGCCCAGCGAAGCGTGACCCATGCGAGGCCGCGTATCTTCTTCTCGCGCGGCTTGCCGCCTTTCGCCTTGCTGTGATGGGTGCAGTCGGGGCTGAACCATGCGAGGCCGATCGGCCGCTGCTGCGTGACGAATCCCGGGTGAATGTCAAACACGTCCTCGCAGAGGTGCTGTGTCTCGGGATGGTTCGCCGCGTGCATGGCTAGGGCTTCGCCGTCGTGGTTGATAGCGATGTCGACCGGCCGCCCGAATGCGCGCTCGATGCCGGTGCTCGCACCGCCGCCACCGGCGAAATTGTCGACGATCAGCTCGCTACCGAGGTCGAGCGGCAGCGTCATAGAGTCACGTTTCATGTGTGGGTCTCGAATCGGTAAAAAGAAGGGGCGCCGTGGTGGCCGCCCCCCTCGAAAGCCGCGCGGACCGAGGCGTACCGCGCGGCACAGCACCCGGTCAGTTCGGCGTAGGCGTTTCGTCGTGCTGCACGACCGCGTCGGGACTGGATAGGTATGCGCGCCAGCCGACCTTCCCGTGCGGCGTGAGGAACCCCCACGAATTCGTGCGGCGCCCCATCACGAAGATCGATTTCGCGACCGTTGCGCGCGGCAGGATGAGCCGGTGGAAAACGCCGGCGCGGCGCACGACGATCGCGCCCGGGCCGCGCCAGTAAATGCCGAACGCATTCAGGTAATCGTGGTCGGCGGCGCGCTCCGGAGCGATCCACGATTGCTTGATCGTGTCGAGCGCGGCGCGATACATCAACGGGCAGCTCAGTGCGACCGGTGTAGGTTCGAACACCTCCCAGTAGCCGCCATCGACCACGATCGAGATCGACCACGACGGGTGGTCATGCAGGTGCAGGTCGCGATCGCTGCGGAGGATCGTGTGCGCGCGGATCGCGAGGCGGCGGCAGATCCACCGGTACAGCAGCCCTGCGCGCGGCGGCGCGGCGGCGTCCCACGCCGGGTTGTCGCGATTTCGCTCGACGCTGCGCGCGCCGAGGATCCAGTTGCGCAGCATGTAGCCGGGCAGGTCGAAGTAGGGCGTGCGTGCGGCGCGGCCGTGGACGCGCAACAGCGCCGCCGTCATCCAGTTCGGGAGGGAGCGGATCATGACGGTACCTTCCGAATCAGCGGCCGCGCGCGAACGACGCGAGCAGGCGGTGGCGGTTGAAGTCCGAGCAGTAGCTGCACTCGGCGATGTCGACGGTGTTCTCCATCGGGCCGGCCCGGTGCGTCGGCATGAGCTCGGCGCCCGGCTGCGTGCCGGCGATGAAGTAGTGCAGGACGCGCTTCGCCTGCTGCGCGACGAGCATCCCGCGCGCGACCATGTCCTTCGCGATCGGCTCGACTTCCGCCTTCGGTACGTTGAGCGCCTTCGCGAGGTCGCCGACGGCGAAGCCGACGCCGCGCTCCATCTTCGACACGATGAAGAGCGGGGTGAGGCGCATGCTCTTGTTTGTGGCTCGGCTCATGATTGGCACCTGGTAGCGTGTGAGCGACGCGAGCGTCAGGCGCTCGTGATCTTCTCGATGTTGATGGAGTCGAGGAACGCGAGCAGGCGCCGCGTCTCGTTCGGCGACAGCTTCACGTCCTTCGTGCCTTTCGCGATCGACAGCGTGCCGTTCGAGAAGAAGCCGAACGTGAAAGACGGGTCCGTCGTGTCGCCGTCCGTCGCCTGCGGTCGGCCGCCGCGCGCGAGCGTGACGATCTGCTGCGCGCCGTCGACTTCACGAATCAGCGACTGCATCGGGAAGTACGTGAACATGTCGCGGTGCCCGTCGACCTTTTTCACGTCCTTCTTGACCTTGCCCGCATCGATGTACTTCACGAGCCGCGACTGCACGTCGGCAGTCGTCAGCCCAACTTCGCTCGCGATCTCGGCGGCGGTGCAGCCCGGGTGATCAACGATGACCTGCAGGATTTCTTCGATGGACGGCATGCTTCTCTCCTTCGGGGGCGGCGCGGGTTACGCCTGTTCGGTCTTCGGCAGCGTGGCGTCGAGGTGCCGGATGCGCGCGACGATCGTCTCGGGTATGCGCATCGCCTGACTGCCGTGCATCGCGGCGAATGCCGGGCGCAGCAGGTTGCGATCGACGTCGCTCAGCTCTGCGTGCTCGAGGCGCTTCAGCGCGCGCCAGAGCGGATCTTGCGTATCGGTCATTGGTGCTCCTGGTGGATGACGGCGACCACGCGGTCGCACATTTCGATGTCGAACCAGCCGATGTGCGTCTCGCCGACGGCGATGCCGAGCCGCGCGGCGAGCCAGCTGTACGCCTGACTGCGCGTCATGCCATCGCGCTGCCACAACGGGTTGAACGCAGCCTTCGCGCGCATGCGCGCCGCGCGGGTCTCGTTGTCTGCGAGCGTGCCGAGCGGGATCGCGGTCTGCGGGTGCATGCCGACGTACGCGCGGCAGCCGCCGCACTGGTAGGCCCACGGCCACTCGCCGAAGTCGCGGCCGTAGATCTCGCTGTTGCGCACGATGTGCACGGCACCGCCGCAGAAACGGCACTCGGTCGGCGCCGGCAGCGGGTTGCGCACGCGCTTCATCGCGCTGCGCGAGGGGTTGAACGGCGTGCACGGGCCGCGCTTAGCGCTGGCGCGGTCGAAGGCTGCGGCGATCTGGTTCATGGTGGTGTGTGGGTAGGGGCTCTGCCGCCGGCGCGGTCGGAGAACCGCGCATCGCGCCTATTCCTGTCGCGCCAGCGGCTTCGCCCGTTCGGTTACGCGGCCGTCTGGCCGTCCGCGATCTGCTGGGCCGCGTCGGCGAAAGCGTCGGCCTGTCCGTTTTTGCCGCCTTTTTTGAGGCGCCCCGCGCGGGCCGGCTTCTCGACTTTCTCGGTCGGCGCGGCGGGCTCGTCCTCATCCGGATCCGTATCGATCGTCCCCGTGATCTCGCTCTGCAGCACCGTGCACATGCGCGCGACGTCGGCTTCGTCGGGGTGGCACTGCACCCGCGCGTTGAACGTCGTCGTGCCGCCTTCCTTCGGCCAGAACTTGATCTCGTTGATCTTCGCCTCGCGCATCACGATGTCGTTCGACTCGTCATCGCCGTGGTGCACGCGGAACAGGCCTTCCTCGTACTTCTCGGCCCACTTGAACGGCGCGACCAGATGCTCGAAGCGCAGGTTCGGGTAGTCGGTGACGCGCTCGACGCCGTCGAGGTCGTCCTGCGCCGGCCCGGTCGGCGACTTCCAGTAGAAGGTCTGGAGCAGCCGGTTGTCGAGCTTGTCGAGCGCGCGGTTCGACTGGTTGAACTCGAGGCCGATGTCCATGGCGAGGCGGTGCTCCTCGCCGTTCAGTTCCTGCCGGACGTTGACGCTCGTGACCTTCATCTTGATCTTGAAGAAGCGGAATTCGGACATGACGATCCTTTCGGGGGTGAAGATGCGGTTACGCGGCGGCCTCGAGGCGCGACAGTTCGGCCTTGAAGTCGAGGGTGACGAGCAGGGCGGCCGTCTGCGCATGCGTGGCGCCGTAGTGCTCGGCGAGGACGTGGATCACATCCGTGGCGGTGGGGCGCGGGATGCGGCGCGGCGCGGGGGCACGCGCGGCACCGGCCTGCGGTTCAGCGGCGCGCGGCACGGCGGCAGGCGCGGCATCATTGGCCGGCGCGGACGTGCCCGGCGCTTGATTGGCAGCGGCAGCCGACTGCGCAGCGGCGCGCGCCACCGCCGCGGCTTCGTCGGCCTTCCGCTTTTCTTCCTTCGCGGCTTCCTGCCGCTTGTGCTCGTCGATGCGCGCGTTCACGGCGAGCTGGAAGTCGTCGGCCGGCTTCTGGATCAGTTGCTGCAGGTCGCGGAACAGGAAGGCGTGCTCGCCGGCGTGCGTGCGGTACCAGTCGACCTTCGCGCGCAGCTCGCGCGCCGCTGCGTCGGCCGCGATCTTCCCGTTCGCGACGGCCGTGTCGATCGCTTCGTGCAGGCTCGCCAGCGTGCGCTTGTTCTTCGCGGCGGTGACGAAGTCCGGCGCCGCGATCGCGATCGTGACGTCGCCGAGCTCGGCGTTCAGCGCGGCGAGGTGCGCGGCGTAGGCCTTGCGGCCGTCGGCGATGATCTCGTCCTTGATCTCGGTCTTGCGCTTCGTCACCAGCTTGTCGAGCGCCAGGCGCTTGTCGCGCAGCTGCGTGCGGATGTGGTCGAGGGTGCGCATCAGTTCGTCGATGCTGGCCGTCTGGCCGATCGCGGCGTTCTTCGCGACTTCCAGTTCCTTCTCGGCCTTCTCGCAGAAGCTGACAGTCGCCACCGCGTTCGCGAAGTCCTCATCGGTCTGCAGATCGGTCTTGATCGACGCGATGAACTTCTCGGCGGCCGCTTTGAAGCCGGGCAGGTTGCTCGCGACGACTTCGCCGCGGATCTGGACGGCGAGCGTCGGCAAGCTCATGATCGCTGCGGCCTTCGGCGCTTCGCGGATCTCGCGCGGTTCGTACGCGGCGAGGTCCTTCTCGAACTGGGCCCAGCCGGCGCGGATGCGGTTGAACCAGGCTTCGTCCGGCAGAACCGTCATGCTGACCTTGTTCTGCTCGGTGCCGTCCGAGACGGTGAAGATCAGTTCGTCTGCGCCGCTGACCAGCAGCACTTGCTGGCATTGCGGCTGGTGTTCCTCCGGCAGCACCCCATTGCTGACCGACTCAGCCAGCTCGGCGTTCCATTGCTTGTGCTCCCACGTCCTGCGCTCGTCCATCGTGACGCCGTCGCATGAAGCCGAGAGCAGCCCGCGCGAAAACACCATCGGATACAGGTCCTCGCCGAGGTCCAACTCGACGAGCGGGCGCGCGAGTGCTTCGACCTCGTGCCCGTGATCGAGGATGTGCTCCTGCACCCAGTCGTTGAATTCCTTCGGCGTGCCGGTGTGCTTCATGTGAAGCAGCTCGTTGCGCTTCACCTTTGTGGACAGGCCGAGCATTGCGGCGGCTTCGCTCGCGCCAAAGTGGTGGAGTCGAAACTCCTCCCATTCGGGCGTGCCCTGCACGAGGTGGTGGACTATGCGTTCAGTCATTTTCGTGGCTCCAACTGTCGATGGTGTTTTGCTGCTCGGGGCTGAGACGCGCGCCCTTTGACTCGATGAACTGGATCATCGCGGCCGGCGTCTTCCGTCCGGACTTGACCATGTCGCGCCACGTGGCCTTGTTCGCGTCGAACTTCGTCTGGTCGTAGAAAGCCGGCGGCTCTGTGCCGGTTTGCTGCTGGCGGCCGGCCGGCGCCGAGCGCCGCGCGCGCGATTTGCTGTCCTTGCCAGCGCCACCGTTGCCGTCGGTCGGCGCGCCGCTACCGGGCTGCTCGTCTGCGCCGCCAGCGCCGTCGTCGTCTTCGTCCTTCGTCGACATGCCGGTCGCGGCGAGCAGCGTGTAGCGCTGCAGGTAGGTGATCGTGCTGGCGGCCTGCTGGATGAGGTTCTTCTTTCCGCTGTTGTCCGGCGCGCCGCTCATCGTGACCATCTTCGAGTGGCCCATGACGTGCGTTACGACGCAGTCGACGGTGATCGTTCCGTTGCCCTGGTGGATATCCCAGTCGAAGCTGAGCCCATGCTTCGCCATCGCCGGCGCGATCGCGTCTGTCACGTCCGACAGCTCGGCATGCTTATAGCCTACGAAGCCGCCGTTGTTCGTTTCGTAGCCGACGCGCTTGCGCTTGTAGATCTCGACCGGCTCGCGCTTGAACGCCGCCATCGCGGCGACGAACGCCTTGCGAGCCTCGTTGGCTTCCCAGCGCTCCTGCAGCTGCATCAGCTTTTCGAGGCGGTCGAGGTCGGCGTTGTTCTCGACTGCGATGCGCAGCAGTTCGCCGGGCGTCGCGGTCGCGAGCGCGGTGCGCTGCGGAGCAGGCGCCGTCGATTGCGCGACTGCCGGCGGCTGCGCGGCGCGTGGCTCGGCAGCTTCGGTCCCGGTGAGTTCGACGTCGGTCACGTCGGCCATGGTTGCGGTTTGCATTCGTAGCTCCAAAGGTCAGGCCTTGCGCTCGGCGGCAAACTGCCACCGGATCAGGTCCGAGTTCGTGTGGTCGATCTCGCGCGCGATGTAGAGCAGGACGAAGACGAGCAGGATTGCGGCAATCGTCATCGTGCGCGGGTGTTTGGCGTGGAGGCGGTCGAGCCAGCGCATCACGAAGCCCTCCCGGTCTGCTGCAGTGCGATCGCTTCGATGGTCAGCATCGTGCGGAACAGGATCTGCTGCGTGGCGAGCGCGTCGGTCACAGTCGCGGCGCCGAGCGCCGCTTTGCTGATCAGCATTTCGAGCACCTTCGGGATCGCGTCGACGTCGCCGAACGCGCCGCACGCCTTCACGTATTCGCCGATCGCCTGCTCAGCCAACCTGCCGCACTCGGCGGGCGACAGGAGCGTGACCGGCGGCGGCTCGCGGTAGAAGCGGTTGTTCGTGGCGTCCATCACAGACCTCCTGTCGGGCGTTCGAGCTGCTTGCGGCCAGCATTGACCAGCACCGCGTAGATCGCGTTGCTGACCATGCTCGGCATCTGCTTCAGGCCGTCACGACCGCAGTCTTCGTTGGCGTCATAGACGACTTCCAGCAGGTCGAGTGCATCCGGCATTACGGCGAACTCGCGTGCATACTTCGCGCCGTCCGGAGCGGCCGAACAATCAGCGATCAGCGCGCCGGTCGGATCGTCGGCCGTGCGCTTCGTGCGCACGAACCAGCCACAGGCTTCGAGCTGGGGCGGGTGCTTGATGGTCATCGCTAGTCCTTGTTGCAGTCGTGTTCTTCGTTGCTGAACTGGTGCGCGTTCGAGAACGTTGACGTGCCGTCGTCCCGACGCTCGAGGTAGTCGCTGAATGCGCCGGTGCGCTGCTCCTGCCGAGTTGCCTTGCAGGGCTTCGAGCAGAACCGACCCCAGCCACGTTTCACGTCGGCCGCGCGCGCGCGGAACGGCTTGCCACAGCCTTCGCAGGTCCGGTCGACCATTCGCGGCATCGGCTTGCGGGTCGAGGTAGCCATCACTTCCCCCCGACGCTGACGTAGGCGTACGTGCGCGCGACGGTGCGCGGCAGCCAGCCCGTGCTGATCTGGACGCGCGGCGTGCGCGTCAGGCGCGCGATCATCCACGCGCGGCGCTGGCGGCGGTTGAGGTGCGCGGCGTACCGGCGCAGGGAGGGGCGGAGCGACAGCGGGCTCACGACACGACCTCTGTGCCGGTCGCGAGAATCGACTGGATGCGGCCATCGATCTCGTTGACGTTGGCCTTGTACTCGGCGTGCAGCTTGTTCTTCTCGCGCTCGAGATTCGCGACCAGACCGGCGCGCACGTCGAGGTTGTCCGCGACGTCGACCTCGAACTCGAACGGCATCACAGTCGCGAAGCCGTGACGAGTCATGTCGGTCTCGAAGAAGTGGAACCGCTGATGCCCGCGTTCCAGCGCCTGAACGTCGATACTGATGAAGCCCTTGATCGTCACTTTCATGTCACACCTCGGTTCTGCCTGTGGTTGTGTGCGTTGTGCTGCTTGACCTTCAGGGGATGGCCCTCACTGCGCTGCCCGCCGGCGGCTCCACGCTTTGGCTGCGCGTAGATCCGGTTGCCGGCTAGGAGAACGCCGCTGGCTCGGTTCACGTTCCGTAGCTGCGGAGGCCATCCCCTGAAGGGCCCGCGGTATGGCGCGCGGGCTTCGCCAGCTGGACTCGTCTCGGGACCGCAACTAGCCGTACTCGAGCGGGACTGCGTGGTTCGGGCTGTGCGGCCTGCCTCCGCGATCGCGCGGCGGCGGCCAGGTCGGCTTCGGCGCTGGAGTCCAGATCAGCGCCATCAGCCAGATCAGGAGCGTCACGGCTTGGGAAGTCTCTCGTCCGGCGCGTCTTCGACCTTCGTGTACGGGTACTTCTTGTCGTACGGCTTGATGTTCTTGCCGAAGTGCGAGCCGATCGAATCGGCATCGCGGAACGCTTCGAAGTCTTCGGGCGTGACGTTCGCGTAGTGGTACAGCGACGTCGGCGCGCCGGTCGTGCGGTTCTTGAAGCGGATCGCGAGCGTGTTCGTCGCGGGGTCGTGGCCGATCGCGTGGATCTGCGACGATTCGACTACCTGCACAGGGATGTGCGGGGTGGTGGTTGCGGTATTCATGTCGTCCTCTCGGTCTTGTGGAACAGCGGTGCTACAGCGCGGCGGCGCCGCGCGATTCAGGGTTCAGCGCGGTCGCACCATCCGGCCCGCGCTGTACGCGGCTTCGATGCGCACGGACCGGCAGGTCGGCAGGTCGTGCAGGCTGACCACGCGGTACGTGCGGCCGTCGTGTGCCAGGAACCGGATGTGCCCGTCCAGCGATTGCTGGGCCGCGCGATGTGCTGCTTTCGTGACTCGCATGTCAGACCTCGACGTTTCAGGCGCCGCGTGCGTCGGCGTATCCGGCGCGGTAGGCGGTATCGAACAAACTGCTGGGCGCGAACGGGCGGCCGAGCATCCGGTCGTTCCAGCCGCGCTGGTAGGAAGCGATCGCGTTCACGTCAGGCCTCGACCGCGATCAGGCCGTGCTGCTCGGCCAGCTGCTTCGCGAGCTCCCGCTCGCCCGACGCCGCGTAGCTGATCGCGCGCGCGGCGACGTTCATCTGCTCGTGGTCGTCACGCTGGTACGCGTCGGCGTGGGCATGCTTCAGTGCGGAAAGCAGATCGGGTTGCATGGCTGACCTCCGTTCGTGCGCCGACTGGCGCGGATCACTTCGACTGCGGCGCGACGAGCGCTGCGTGAATCTGGTCCGCCACGAAGTGCAGCTCGCGGTTCACGACGCTGCCGATCACCGCGGCGACGGCGAGAACGAAAAGGACGATCGCGATGTGCTTCATGGCTGGCTCCTGACTTCCCGATTTCCAACAGTCGGGCTGTTGATTTGGATAGTAGTCGGGCTGTTTTTCAAAGTCAACAGCCGGACTAATATTTTTTCGAGCGTCGGCGGAGGGCGGGCGGAACGAGCAGTGGGGAGGGGCGCTACGCTAAGTCGGAATCAACGGCCGATCGACGGGCGGCAGCGTGCGCGCTACCGAACGGAGGGTCGACGGGGATTGGCGCGGTGTGACGCCGCGCGGGGATGCTGGCGGGAGAGGTCGGCTCGGCACCGGCGTGCGATGCGCGAGCCGCGCCGAGACTATTGCGTGCTGCTCAGCGCCGGGAGCGTGAAGACCTTGCGCTGCTTGTGGCCATCGTGGTCGAGGATCTCCAAGGTCACCTGGTCGCCCGGATTTTTGCTCGCGACCTGCGTGTCGATGATGAACGGGTTGCCGACCACCGGGATGCCGTTGATGGCGACCAGCTTGTCGCCCTCGACGATGCCGGCCTTTTCGGCCGCAGACCCGGCAGCGACGTAGCTCACGACGCCGTCCTTGTTAGGGACGATGCCCAGGCGCACTTTCGAGTACTTGCAGGCGATGCCGTAGAGGTGCGGTTTGCGGATGACGGCCGACGAGAAGATGTGGCCGCCGTACGAGCCGACCGTCCCGTCGTCCGTCACGTTCTCGCCCGCGATGATGACGCAATCCGCGTTGAGCTTCAGGGCCTCGTCTACGAGGGTGGCCTCGAGCGTCTCTTTGGTCGCGTACGCATTGCCGTGCGCTGCCACCTTGGCGATCCGGACGATGGGGCGTTGAGGCAACTGGCCGTCCCGGTAGACGTCGACGTGGCCGGTCGTGTTGACGGATCCGGTCACGAGTGCGGCCGGCGCCAGATCTTCGTGGACGCCACGAGCCATCGAGCAGCCGGTTAAAACAGCGGCCGCCGCGCATACGGCGAAAACGGTTTTATTCATGGTGGTCCCCTGCGTTACTGCGTTGTTATTCGGAATAGAAACGAATCAACTGCGATCCGAGATATATCCACGGCTCGAGCAGTACGAGCGCATTTTCTTCGGTAACTTTTACGAGCCCATAATCGAGACGACCATCAAGCAAGTCGATATAAAGGTGCGTTGCCCCATCATCGAGTCGCGTCGGTCCGCCTTTCTGCTTTTCACGGGCGCGTGAACGCGTGCGCCGGTAATCGTCAAGCGCTACAACGTTGCTACGTGCCTGTTCCCCGTTTCCGTGATCCACGTGCGCTCACCATCTTCGTATGGTGCTGATCGCCGTGCGGTCCGGCTTCCGCCGCTGCCACCCCCATCGTAAAGACGGTCATCAAGGTGTTCAGCAATTCGTCCGTTACTCGCCCCTCGGTTACAGCGTCCAGTAACTCCCGACTGAATCGCTGTGCGATCTGTAGACGGTCATTGTGAACGCGTTTTGGATCAGGGTGAATACTAGGGTTAACTTTCTCTTCAGTTTTTCCTGTTTTTGTCGTCTCGGCGACGCTGTCTCGAAATGGCGTGTGGTGAGAATCATTACCAACTAAATCGAAGTCCAGCGCCGAGGCCAGCATCAGTAATTCGGTGGCGAGCGTCGGACTGAAATCGTCCACCTTCTTACCGAGCAGCTTGGCGAACTTCATCGCGACGCGCACGTTAAGTGGGATCTCGCCGCGGAGGTATTGGCTGAGCGCACTTTGGCCGAAGCCGAGCTGCGCCGCGGCTTCCATCTGGGAAGCCGGCCGCCGCAGGTCCTTCTGTTCCTGCTGCCATTGCTTGAACAGACTGCGCAGTCGCGCCGCGTCGTTCAGCTGTTCGGGGGTTAGAGGTTTCGCTGGCATGCCCGCACGATATAAGTCGCGCCGCTAGGCCGCAAACAGTCGGGCTGATGGTTGACTTAAAATAACAGCCCGACTACTATAAATTCCATGAACGCATTCGCCACCATCCGCCAGAGCCTCGGGCTCTCGCAATCCGCCCTCGCCAAAGGCCTCGAGCTGGGCCAGTCGGCAATCTCGCAGTTCGAGAGGGGTGAGTGCGAGCCGACGCCGGCCGTCGCGCGCCGCCTGATCCAGTTTGCTAAGCAACACGGTCAGACGGTGACGTTCGAGATGATCTACGGCTCGGTTCCGGCCGCAGCGAGCGACACCGTGACCTGACGGCGAATCGAATTCTCCGCGGCGCGCATGCGCTGCGATTACCAGTGGTCTCCTCGCGCAAACCCCGTGCGCGTTGGTTCGCCCCGCTCTAGGGCGGGGCTTTTTTACGCCTGAACCGTCCGCGATACGCGGGCGGTTCTTCAAAAGTCGGGGGGCGGAGCGGTCGAGTTTCATGCGGCTGTCTTCGCAAAGTGAATGGACCGAAGTGTCCTTTTTTTACGGGCTCGGGGGACAGTCAAGTGCGGTCAAAAACATTTTCTCCGGTTGACCAGCCGGAACTCGCGTTAGCGCGGAAGGCAGATCAGATGGACGTTCCGACCGAATTCGTACTGAAGCAACCGTCCCTCGCGGGCGCGATCGCGTTGTGCGTCCAGCTGTCCGGACTCGACGACAAGGAGATCTACCTGTCGCTCGGGATCGATGCCGGCCACTGGAGCCGGATCATGAAGGGCGACGCGCATTTCCCCGTCAACAAGCTGAACGAGCTCTGCGACATGTGCGGCAACGAAGCGCCGCTCATCTGGTGGGCGCACTCGCGCGGCTACGGCCTGGTCCTGCTGAAGTCGGAAGCGGAACGTCGGGCGGAAGACGCCGAGCGCCGCGCGCGCGAAGCCGAAGACCGGGTCAAGTTCCTGACGCAGGTCCTGCAGGGGAAAGCGGCATGAAAACGCAGTCCGCTACCGCGCGGGCGCTCGAGCAGCGCATCGACGAGCTGAAGCTCACGCGCGACGTCTATCCCATTGCCGACCCGAGGCTCGCCGAGGTGTCGGAACTCCTTCATCGAATCTGCGCAGCAACGACGCTCGAGGCGGCCCGCTGGATGGCCGGCGACGCGCTCGTGCAACTGCGCGGCTACGTGACCCGCGGCAACGGATCGCATTGAGGCGCACGAGTGGACAACGCTTCTCCGCAGATCGAGAACGGCTTCACGCGGCTCGCGAACGAGCTGCTTGACGCGCTGCTCGGCGCTGGCCTGACAGCCCGGCAATGGGCCGTCGTGATGGCCGTCGCCCGCAAGACGTACGGCTGGAACAAGACGCGCGACGACATCGGGCTGTCGCAGCTCCGACTGATGACTGGCATCGACAAGTCGCATCTCAGCCGCACGATCCGCGAACTGGAGGCTATGCGCATCCTCAATCGTGAGGCCGGCATGCACAGCCACACCCTCGGGATTAACAAGCGCCACAAGGATTGGGAGTTGCCGAATCAGCAACCCCAGTTGCCGAAACAGCCACAGTTGCCGATTCAGCAACCGTTGCTGATTCAGCCACAGTTGCCGAATGAGCAACCGGGGGTTGCCGAATCAGCCACGAAAGGGTTGCCGAATCAGCAACCGGGGGGTTGCCGAAAGAGCAACCACAAAATTGTATTTAAAGAAAGGAAAGACACCTCCAAAAGACAGTGCGCAAGCGCACTGACTGGCGAGCTGGTCGAGCGGTTCTCGACCTTCTATGCCGCATACCCGAAGAAGCGGAACCGGGCCGACGCCGAGAGGGCGTTCGCGAAGCTGAACCCGGACGACTCGTTGCTTGCTGTCCTGCTGAAAGCCGTAGAGGTCGCGAAACGTAGCCGCGATGACTGGCGTCGGGAGAACGGCAAGTTCATCCCATACCCGGGCACCTGGCTCAACGGCCGGATGTGGGAGGACGAGCCGGACCAGGTCGAGTACACGCCTGCCGAGCAGGCCGTCATGGACACCTACAACGAGCTGATGCCGGCCGACTGGGCCCGCGCCATCACCGCGCCGTTCAGCGCCCAGCGCGCAGCGGCGATCCGCGACTTCATCGGCTTCGCGCCGAACAAGCCCGACATGCCGAGGCGCTACTTCGGCCACTGCGCCGCGAACCTGAAGGCGGACGACCGCTGCGGCTTCGACTGGCTGATCAAACGGGAGACGTACCTGCGCGTGCGCGAGGGCGTCGTCAAGCACAAGGACGCCGCATGACGACCATTACGCTCGACCGCTCGACGCTGTACCGCGGCGACTGCCGCGAGGTGCTGAAGACCCTCTCGGACGCCTCGATCGACGCGATCGTCACCGATCCGCCGTACGAGCTGGGGTTCATGGGCCGCGCGTGGGATCGCTCAGGCATTGCATACGACGTATCGATGTGGGCTGAATGCCTGCGCGTGCTGAAGCCCGGCGGACACCTGCTCGCGTTCAGCGGCTCGCGGACATATCACCGCATGGCGTGCGCAATCGAGGACGCCGGGTTCGAGCTTCGCGATCAGATCATGTGGCTGTACGGGTCCGGGTTCCCGAAGTCGAAGAACCTCGAAGGGGACTGGGCCGGATGGGGCACCGCCCTCAAGCCTGCACACGAGCCGATCTGCGTCGCGCGCAAGCCGCTCGTCGGGACGGTCGCGGCGAATGTGCTCGAGCACGGCACGGGCGCGCTCAACATCGACGCCTGCCGCGTGCCGCATCAGACCATCAACGGCGGCAACCTCGCTGATAACCCGCACCTGCGCGGCACGAAGCTGCGCGCCGCGCCGGTTGCGACTTCTTTCGGCCGCGAGGGCGACGAGACGCCGCTTACTGATGCGTCCGGCCGCTGGCCCGCCAACGTGATCCACGACGGCAGCGACGAGGTGCTGGCGGCGTTCCCGGACGCTCCGGGGCAGCAGCACGCAAGTTGCGATGCGCAGCGGACACGGGCAAACACGTACGGCGCGGTCACCGACAACGGGAAGATCTATGCGCCGCGCCTCGAATCGGCCACGTCGGCCGCGCGGTTCTTCTACTGCGCCAAGGCATCGCGCGCGGATCGCAACGAAGGCTGCGACGCGCTGCCCGACCAGAAGGGCGGCATGAACAGCAACACGAGCGGCCAGCACATCACGCGGCGTGACGGCTGGGAATCAGAGCCGGTCAAGAACAACCATCCGACGGTCAAGCCGACCGACCTCATGTGCTACCTCGTTCGCCTCGTCACGCCTCCGGGCGGCACCGTTCTCGATCCGTTCATGGGATCGGGATCGACCGGGAAAGCATGCGCGCGCGAGGGCTTCGCGTTTATCGGCATCGAGAAGGACGAGGACGAGAGCGGCGACCCGCTCGGCCATATTGAGATCGCCCGGTCGCGCATCGAATACGAGCTGGGGCGCGTCGCGGCGGAAGCCGCAGAACGCGACCGCCAGCCGGATCTTTTCCAGGAGACGGCATGAACGCCACCGACCAGTACTTCGAGGACGGCGTGCGCGCCGTGCCGCAAGCCATCGAGGCCGAGCAGTCAGTGCTCGGCGCGTTGATGATCGACAACGACGCGATCGACCGGATCGGCGAGCTGCGCGCCGCGCACTTCTTCCGCTTCGAGCACCGGATCATTTTCGAGGCGATCGGCAAGCTGATCGTGAGCGGCCGCACCGCGGACGTAATGACAGTGTTCGACCGCCTGTCCACGGAAGGCACGCTCGACCGCACCGGCGGCCTGCCGTACCTGAACTCTGTCGTGCAGAGCACGCCGGGCGCGGCCAACATCTATCGCTACGCGCAGATCGTCGTGGAGCGCGCGAAGCTGCGCCAGCTGCTGGCGGCCGTCGACGAGATCGGTGCCGAGGTCGCGAACCCGAAGGGGCGCAGCGCAGACGAGCTGGTGGCGATCGCGCAGTCGAAGTTCGAGCCGCTGTCGGACGGGCGCACCGAAGGCCCGAAGTTCATCGGCGAGTACCTGACGCCGGTTGTCGAGACGATCGATCGCGAGTATCAGGGCAACGCGCCTACGGCGATCTCGACCGGCCTGTCCGATCTCGACTTCAGGCTGGGTGGCGGCATGCGTGGCGGCGACCTGGTGATCATCGCCGGACGCCCGTCAATGGGAAAGACGGCCCTGGCGATGGCGATCAGCGAGCACGTCGCCGAGCACCACGGGCCCGCGCTGGTCGACTCGCTGGAAATGCCGGGCACCCAACTCGCGCAGCGCGCGATCTCGCGGCAGGGGGACATCGCGCTGCAGCGCGTGCGCAACGGGTCGAAATTCTCGGACGAAGACTGGCCGAAGCTGACGAACGTGGTCGGCCGGCTGACCGAATTGCCGCTGCTTGTCGACGAGACCGCCGGCATGTCGCTCGCCGAAATCGTGAGCCGCGCGCGCGCCGTAAAGCGCAAGCATGGGCTGAAGCTGCTCGTCGTCGACTACCTGCAGCTCATGACCGGCGGCCCGGACGAGCGGCACGACCTGCGCATCGCCAGCTACTCGGCCGGCCTGAAGGCGCTCGCGAAGCAGCTCGACATCCCGGTGATCGCACTGTCGCAGCTGAATCGCGCGCTCGAGCAGCGCCCGAACAAGCGCCCGACCATGGCCGACCTGCGCGACTCCGGAGCGATCGAGCAGGACGCGGACACGATCCTGTTCCTGTACCGCGACGAGGTGTACCACGAGAACACGCCGGACCCGGGCATCGCGGAAATCATCATCGCGAAGCAGCGGAACGGCGCGCTCGGCACAGCTTACGCGTCGTTCACCCACGAGCAGGCGAAGTTCGGCGACCTCGCGATGGGGTACATGCCGACGCCGCGCACCGCACCGTCCAAATCGCGAGGCTTCAACGATGACTGACCTGACGACCGAATTCGACGTCGAGCCGGCGCCCGCGCGCGCCCCGACCTTGAACATTCTCGCGCTGGATCTCGGCACGAGCTGCGGCTGGGCGCTGGCGCGCGGCGCAGAGGTGACGTACGGCACGAAGAACCTCGCGGCACGCGCGAAGGATGGCCCGGGCCAGCGGTGGCTGAAATTCCGCGCGATGCTCGGCAACCACTACGCGGCTGCCGGCGAGATCCACGCCATCTACTACGAACACGTGATCGCGCACGGCACGAAGGAGCACCCGAACATGATCGCGGCACACGTGTACGGCGGCTTCCTCGCACACCTCGAAGCGTGGTGCGACGTGCAGCGCGTGCGCCTGGTGCCGGTGTCGGTCGGCACCGTGAAGAAGGCGTGGACCGGCCGCGGCAACGCGAACAAGGACGCGATGATCGCTGCGGCGCGCGAGCGCGGGTATCGCGTCGGCGCGGATGAAGACGACACCGCCGACGCGCTGGCGATTCTGCACGTCGGACTGAAGCAGGAGGGCGCGTGATGGGCGGCCGTGTGTGGACTGACGAAGAGCGCGCACGACTGCGCGAGTGGTGGGCGACGGATACACGAATCGAGGACTTCGCGGTCCACTTTCCCGGTCGCGCGCCTCAGTCGATCGAGAAAATCGGCCAGAAGATGGGACTTCCAAAGCGCCGCGCTGATCGGGAATGGAAACCGGAAGAAGATGCGATTGTGCGCGAGATCTGGTTCCAGAAGGGCTCGCTAAAGCTGCACAGCCGGCGTCTGCCCGGGCGGTCGCCTGACGCGATCAAGTCGCGCGCCGCGCGGCTCGGCCTTCCGACTGACCGCGGCGATCTGAAATGCAACCGCTTTTCATGGGTCACGCTCGCGATCGATGCCGAGCTCAAGAAGGGCACACCGCTGACGGCGGCACAGCTCGCCGAGGCGACTGGCGCGTCGGAGGTGCATATCAACGTGCTGTTCGCCGACGGGAAAGCAGATGGTCGCTACCACGTCGCCGGGTATGCGCGACGCAGCGAGAAGGGCCAATGGGCCGCGCTTTGGGCATTGGGTCCGGGCGAGGACGCCGTGAAGCCAGCACCGCTCACCAGTCGGGAAGTACAGCGGCGCCTGTACGCGAAGACGCGAATCCGGGCCGGCCGATTCAATCCGTTCCTCGCGGCGGCGGGACTGGTACAGGTGCCGGTTCACGATCGCGGCCGGGTGTACCAGCAGTCGACGGCCGACGCCGAAGACAGCGAGCAAGCGGCGTAACGGGGAGCGCACGTGGAACGCCTCATTCTCGACGGTCGCATCGCCGACGTCCCGGCAGGACGTCCGGTAGCGCTGCAGTGGCGCGAAGGGTACGCGGTGCTCGCCGCGTTCGGCCGGCGCGCGCACTGGTTCCGGCGTGAGCCGCCGCGCGCGGTGTCGATCGACGGTGTGCCGCAACTCGTGACGCCGGTGTCGACGGCATGCGGCCATACGCGGTTCGAGGTCGGTCCGGCCGGGCTGCTCGAGCGCGGCGAATTCGAAGTGTGTCAGCGCTGCGCGGCGGCGCGTGGGGAGGGATCGTGAGCGGATTCGTTATTCAACTCGGTGCCGACGGCGTCTACACGAAGCAGGGCGGCCCGGCGCTTCAGCCGCGGCAGGCCGTGCTGCTCGCGGAAGGACTGTTCGCGCTGCCCCAGTACTACGAGGAATCCCGCGGCGACGTGCTGGTCGCGCGCGAATGGCGGATTCCGTTCGGCTTTGGGCACTTCCTCGTGCGTGAGTTCTTGCCGGTCGCGGAAGCGCCGAAGGGATGGCCGTGGTGAGTGCATTCGTCGAAGCGGTGAATCTCCTGCTGTCGGAATGGGAACAGCTCGCCATTGCGCCCACGCACCTGTTCATCCCGCGGCGGAGCGAGTGGGCCGTGACACGCACGTTGCAGTACCGCCGACGCCCTGCGCAGCGCACCGCGAGCATGCGCCGCGCGCGGAAGCTTAAGTACAGGTGGTATCGATGACAGCGCGCCTGGTCGGCATCCCGAAACTTCTCACGTTTCGCAGCGAACGCTTGCGCCGCGCCGTGACGACGCTCCCGTGCATGCAGTGCGGCATCGAAGGACACACGCAGGCGGCGCATGCGAACTACGGGAAGGGGGGCGCGCAGAAGGTGAGCGATGCCGCGATCGCCGCGTTGTGCGCTGACCGGCCCGGCGTGCGCGGCTGCCACGCGCTGCTCGATCAGGGCGGCGTGCTCACGAAGGACGAGCGCCGCGCGTTCGAAATGGAGATGGTGGCGAAGACCTATATCGCGCTGATGGAGCGCGGCCTATTGGAGATCGCGAAGTGACGAAACGCCTGTACATGATGTCGCCGGCCGAATACGAGCTATTCACGCAGCAGTGCAACCCACCGCCGCTTCTCGTCGTACAGCGCGGCGGCGAGGTTTGCTGGAACCGGAACGCGGCCGCCGAGGCTTTCTGGACCGCGCTCGGCGAAGTGCACGGCTTCGACTGGACGACGGCTGAGCCGTGCGAAGGGCTGCACGTCGCATACTTCCGCGCGGTGCCGCGATGAACACGCCGGCGCCGGTGTACGTGCCGCTGTCGGATGCCGAGTGGAAGGCGGTCGAGCACGTGTTCAGCACGTACGTGTACCAGCGCGGCGCGCCGTCGCGCTACAGCGACCGCGCCTGCCTCGACGCCATCCTGCACGCGATGACCGTCGGCTGCACGTTCTCGGAGCTGCCCGAGAATCTCGGCTACCCGAAGCGTCAAGCGCTGTACCGCCGCGTAGTGTCGATGCGCTCGTCGAAGGCGCTGCCGAAGGCGATCGCGATCCTCCGGCGCGACGGCCGCGCGCTGCCCGAGGAACCGGAAGTCGCACCCGAGCCGGAGAGTGGGCCGGCCGCGCCGTGCAGCTTCGGTGCGCAGGCGACGATCGAAGCGATGCAGGCGGCGGCGCGTGCGCGGCTGGTGCGCGGCTTGCCGCCGGACTGGAGGGACGACGATGTCTGATCGACTCTTTCACGCGTTCATGCTGCGCTCGCCGATGGTCTGGGCGTCCGTCGTGCAGGTGGTGAAGGCGCACGCGCAGGCATTCATCGACCGCGGCAAGCCGCTGATGGTGATCGTCACCAGCCCCGACCACGACGCGCTCGACTCGCAGCGCGCGTTCTGGCACGGCGTCGTGCTGCCGCGGATCGCCGAGGAGGTCCCGGACGAGGACGGCGAACTGCAGCCGGCGACGTACTGGCACGAGAAGCTGGTGCTCGAATTCCTCGGCATGGCCGAGACAGTGAGCGAGGGCGGGAAGATCCGGCGCACGCGTCGCTCGACCGCGCGCGGGAAGATCACGATCGGCGAGTACGCAGACCTGATCACGCGAACGCAGGCGTGGGCCGCGCAGCGAGGCGTCGAATGGGACTGATCATCGTTCCGATCTCGCTCGATGAGGCGAACGTGTTTGTCGCCGCGCATCACCGACATCACGCCCCCGTGGTCGGCCACAAGTTCAGCATCGCGGTGGCCGACTACATGTTGTTGGGCCGAGACGATTGCACCGGCATATGCGGCGTCGCGATCGTCGGTCGGCCGGTGGCGCGCGGCAACGACGACGGCTGGACGCTCGAGGTGACGCGCTGCTGCACGGACGGCACGCGTAACGCGTGTTCCGCTCTATACGGTGCGGCGTGGCGCGCGGCCCGCGCGCTGGGTTACGCGCGGCTCATCACCTACACGCTGCCGGCCGAGGGTGGCTCCAGCCTCCGCGGCGCTGGCTGGCGCATGGTCGGTGCGCGCGGCGGCGGCAACTGGAACACGCCGGCGCGGCCGCGCATCGATACGGCTGCGCATCTGCGCGGGCAAAAACTGCTCTGGGAGGTCACATGTTCGAATGGCTGAAACGACTGGTCGCGCGGCGCGAGCTCGAAGAGCTGGACCGCTGGCGCGTGGAGTGCGTCGAGGCGCGCCGCTGGTTCGCCGAGTTCCCGGAGGTGTCGCATGCGCTGGACTACCTCGCGGGATTCGCTAAGGGCACGCACGGCGGCCGCATCGACCAGGCGCGCGAGAAGATGCGCGGCATACGCGCGGCTTCCGTCGGTCACGAGACGCACAACCAGTTCGTGGTGCCGCTGGGAGTGCCGCTCGAGTACCTGGATCAAAACTGGATCAACAAATTCGCCGCCGAGTGGCGCGCGGCCAGCCACGACGAGCCGGGCCGCGCTGTCGACTACCGCTTCCTTGGCATGACCGGCGAGGAGGACGCGTGACGAAGCGAACGAACATCACGCTGACGCGCATCCCGTGCGAGAACGGTCTCTGGTTTGAGGGTTTTCTCAGCGATTTCGACATTCTCGACCTTGACCTCTCGTCAGCTGAGATGCGGATGCTTGAAGACTGTTTCGCGCCGGACGCAACCCCGAATTACTGGCTGCACGCGCTCGCGATGCTGTTCGACAAGCTGCAGCGCCAAGCCGATGAGCGCGCACGCCGCGCCGCACAAACCAACGACAACACGGACTGACAGCCGCCTATGGACGCCATCTTCCGCTCAACCCAGCAAGCCCTTCACGTCGCCTACCTGGTGATGTCGGAGCCCGTCCGCGAAAAGAACGGCCTCCGGCTGACGCTGATCCGGATCATCGAGTCGATCGGCACGCTGAACAAGCGCCAGGCGGCGTTCCTCGACTATCTGTACGGCAGCGCAGACGGCACCGTGAACTTCGCCGGCCTGTCGCCGCTCGAGGTCCGCGGGCAGTGCGCGATGATCACCGCCGCGGTGATGCACCAGCTGCCGCCGGCGGAGCGCCACGCGATCTGGGTGCGCTACGCGCGCGGCACGCAGCGCAAGCAGGGCGTTATCTGGATGTCGAAGAAGCTGCGCGCGACGCTCAACCTCACGAACCTGAACGCGGTCCGGTACCTGGTCGCAGAACAGTCACTGCCGAAGGACGAGCGCGACCCGGAAAAGACGTTCAAGTACATCGCGGCTCAAACCGGCGTGCCGGTCCGCACGCTCGAGCGCGCGGCGCAGCAGATCCGCCTGCAGCTGCGCGCGATGGAGAACCGCGCGTACGACATGCTGACGCCGCTATTCGTGCGCGACGGCGTCGTGCCGACGGCCGAGGCTATCGAACGAATGGAAGTGAACGCCTGAAAATTTCGTGAAATCCTTACGCATCAAGGATTTGCGCCGAAATAATTAGGAGAATGTGGCGGATCGGTTTATCGTATCCGGCATCGTAGGATCAGTGACAGCCCAGAAAGCCCGCGCGACGAGAGTCCGCGGGCTTTTTTCATTCCACGACAGGAGACGAGGCGATGTCCGACCTCAATGCAACGCAAGGCGCCGATGGCGCAACGAATGCCGGCGTCGGCGCAACGGACAGCGCGCCGGCGGTCGCGGCGGTGGGGGAGGCCGTAGGTTCCCCGGCTGCGCCCCTTGGTGCGGCGGATACCGGATCGGCGACGGCGGCTGCAAGTGCGGATATCCCGCTCTCTACTGGGACGCAATCCCAATCCGAGGCCGTTGACGGCGCGGCCGCCGCGCTGGAGGGCGCCGCAGCCGCGGTGCTGGCCGACGCTATCAACAACGCGCCGCCGGCCGTCGAAGCCGCTGCTGTGGCGTTCGTGCCGCTGATCGTCCGCGTCGAGCAGCTCGCGCGCCGCGCGTTCGACTCCGGCCAGACCGACGAGCACAACCTGATGGCCTGGCTGCATCAGCACATCGACGCGATGAAGCGCGCGATCGCCGGCGCGCCGAGCCTTCCGCTGTCGGACGACGCGAAGGCGCTGGTCGACGAGCTGAAGGGGCTGCTGTAGCTCAGAAACCGCGCCGTCGCGAGCGCGGCATTCATTTGCACGGGTAGGTTTCGAGGTACGCCTCGAGGAGAATCAGGCCGATCGGCGTGTCGTCCTTCGGCTTATGCTCGCCGATATACATCTCCAGCATCACGACGTCATTTTGGGCGTTCGTTGACAGCTTCGGGGGTATGCAAAACACGCTCTCGCGCTTCTTTGCAACCAGATAAGTGTTCATCCATTGAAGGCCGGTGCCCAACCCGCTGATGTGAGCCAGCAGCGTGACATTGGCGTGGTCGGCGGCCTTGAAATCGCCGACCGTTAATTCAGCGTGGCTGCATACGGATGTGAGCAGCAGCGCTGCCCCAATGGCGAAACGTTTGGTGAACATGCAGTGTGGTCTCTGTAGTTAGATTTTTTGCAATCCACATTCTACTGCGGTTGCGATCCCGCGCGCCGCAGGCAACGCGTCTCCTCTCAGGTCTTCGGACCAGAGTTCGCCCGCACCGGGAAACCGGTCGCGGGCTTTTTGTATTCGGCGCCCGCGGGCATCATAATGATCATGGGGATGTAGACCTAAGACCGGCTTGCGCTGGTCGGCTGTCGCTGCTTCAGTGACGGTTGGTACGGTCGGCTGGCCTGATGGCTGGCGTTGGCAGTTCGAGTCCGCCCATCCCCGCCCTACGTTGACGAAGAGCCCGTGCGCGCAAGCCCACGGGCTTTTTGTTTTCCACGCCCGCGAGGGGCGCGGCATTTTATGCTCGCTGCCCGCCGGACACCAGAAAGAATCCACTTCGCCATGGCTGCAAAGAACGTCGACTGGATCGCGATCGAAGGTGCGTACCGCGCTGGCGTCGATTCACTGCGCACCATCGCCGGTGCGCACGGACTGTCGGAAGCGGCGATCCGGAAGGCAGCGAAGAAGAACGGCTGGAGCCGCGACCCGACAGGGACGAAGCGCGCGATCGTGAACGCGCACATGGCATCCAGTTCGCAGGGTGCGCAAGGCGGTACGCAGGAAGGTGCGCAGTGCGCACAAGAGCAGATCGCCGCCGCGGCGAACGAAGACATCCGCGACATGGAGCGCGGACTGCGTGTGCACCGCGCGTGTCTCGAACGGCTGGAAACGGCAGTCAAGCGCGCCGCCGATCCGAAGGTGATCAAGACGATCACCGAGGCGGCCGCGCTGGCAATCACTGGCATCCGGAAGATCCGTGGCCTCGACACTCCCACACCGGCAGACGCCGCCGACATCGACGCAGCCATCGAAGCAGAGCTGGCGCAACTGGAGCGCCGCCGACAAACTGGCGCTGCTCCAGACGCTGAAGGCGAGGAATCGGCTTAACTGGCAACCGCTGCCCGGGCCGCAGTCGCTCGCGTATGACTGCAAGGCTGACATCGTGCTGTATGGCGGCGCGGCCGGCGGCGGGAAGACGGACCTCGCGCTCGGCAAGGCACTGACGCGGCACCAGCGATCGCTGATCCTCCGCCGCGAGTACCCGCAGCTCGAAAGCATGATCGAGCGCTCGAAGGAGATCTTCGACCCGTACGGCGGCTTCAATGAGACGAAAGGCTTCTGGCGCTGCGAGTTCGCCGGCAAGCGCCAGGTGATCCGGTTCGGCTCGGTGCAGCACGAGAAGGACCTGAAGAAGTACCAGGGCCGGCCGCACGACCTGCTGGTGTTCGACGAGGCGGCGAACTTTCCGGCCGCGTTCGTGCAGTTCCTGTCCGCGTGGGTGCGGTCGGAAGACCCGAAGCAGAAGTGCCAGCTACTGCTGTGCTCGAACCCGCCGACCGACCCGGAAGGCGACTGGCTGCTGGAATGGTTCGCGCCGTGGCTCGACCCGAACCATCCGCGCCCGGCTGCGCCCGGCGAGCTGCGCTGGTACATCGTGGTCGGCGACGAGCACATCGAGGTAGACGGACCGGCGCCGGTGCAGCGCGGCGAGGAGACCTACACACCGCAGTCGCGCACGTTCATCCCGGCGCGGGTGTCGGACAACCCGTACTACGCCGGCACCAGCTACGTCGCGCGGCTGCAGGCGCTGCCCGAGCCGCTGCGCTCGAAGATGCTGAAAGGCGACTTCGCGGCGGGCCGCGAGGACAGCGCGTTCCAGGTGATCCCGAGCGCGTGGGTGAAGGCCGCGCAGGAGCGCTGGAAGCAGCGCGAGAAGCCGACCACGCCGATGACGGCGATCGGCGTCGACGTAGCGCGCGGCGGCGCGGACAAGACGGTGGCGACGCCGCGGTACGACAACTTCTTCGACACGCCGGTGTGCGAGCCCGGCCAGTCGACGCCGAACGGCAGCGCGGTCGCGACGCTGGTGATCAACATGCGCCGCGACGACGCCACCGTGAACATCGACATCGGCGGCGTGGGCACATCGCCGTATGACGTGCTCGCCGAGAAGATCGGGATGAAGGCGGTCGCGATGAACGGTTCCGAAGGCTCCGACGCGCGGGACCGCTCCGGCCAGCTCGCGTTCGTGAACGCGCGGGCCGAGTGGTACTGGAAGCTGCGCGAGGCGCTCGACCCGGATCAGGGCGACGACCTCGCGATCTACCCGGACCCAGAAGTGCTGTCCGACCTGACCGCGCCGAAGTGGAAGCTGACGGCGCGCGGCATCCAGATCGAGGCGAAGGAAGACATCATCAAGCGGATCAAGCGATCGCCGGACAAAGGCGACTCGCTGGTCTACGCCCACGCGATCAAGATCGCGCCGGGCACCGGGCTGTTCGCGTTCATGCAGCAGCAGGCCGCCGCGGCCGAGGAAGCGAAGAAGGCCGCCGGCGGCAACAAGTAACCCATCCAGGAGCAGGACATGGCGAACGTACTGGTTCACGTGCCGGTAGGCGCGCGCACGACCCTCACGGCCAACGGCCGCAGCTACAGCGCGACGCCGGGCAACCCGATCCCGGTCCCGGACTTCGACGCGCAGGTGCTGATCGCGAACGGTTGGCTGCTGGCGGGCGCGACGCTCGATCAGGCTGTCGGCACGACGTCGGCGCGGCCGGCAAAGCCGCGCGTCGGTCAGCGCTACCACGACACGACGGTCGGCGCGGAGCTGTTGTGGGACGGCGCAGCGTGGCGCCACACGCAGACCGGCGCGTCGTCCTGATCGTCCCGCAACCCGCACCCGGAGCCTGAGCCATGCCTGACGGCGGCAAGCAAACCCCCATCGACAGCGCGATGGTAGGGCGCGCCACGGGCCAGACGCCGAACTACGGCGTCGTCGATTCGCGCTACGTGATCCAGGGCACGACGACGGCGTGGATGTCGCCGGGCCCCGGCCTTCCGCCGCTGACCGAATTCCCCGGCGCGCAGACGCGCGGGCGCCAGTTCGATTTCCCGGTCAACGTCAACCTGATTCCGCGGGCCCGGACGTACGAGGCCGTGCAGTTCGACCAGCTGCGCGCGCTGGCCGACAACTGCGACATCCTCCGGCTCGTGATCGAGAACGAGAAGGACAACCTCGCCGCGCTGAAGTGGAAGTTCAAGCCGCGCGACCCGAAGAAGAAGCCGGACGAGCGCTGCGCGCAACTGGCCGACTTCTTCCAGATGCCCGACAAGGAGCACACGTGGGACGAGTGGCTGCGGATGCTGCTCGAGGACCTGTTCGTCATCGACGCGCCGACGCTGTATCCGCTGAAGACGAAGGGCGGCGACGTGGCGCCGAGCGGCACGCTCACCGACTGGTACGGCTTCGAGCCGATGGACGGGGCGACCATCAAGCGCTTCATCCTGCCGAACGGCCGCACGCCGCTGCCGCCGAACCCCGCGTACCAGCAAATCCTGAAGGGCGTCCAGGCGGTCGACTACACGCGCGACGAGCTGATCTACCGGCCCCGCAACCCGCGCACGAACAAGATCTACGGGTACAGCCCCGTCGAGCAGGTGCTGACCACGGTCAACATCTCGATCCGCCGCGCGCTGAACCAGTTGTCCTACTACACCGAGGGCAACGTCCCCGACCTGCTGTTCGGTGTGCCGGACACCTGGCAGCCGGACCAGATCAAGCAGTTTCAGATCTGGTGGGATTCGCTGACCGTCGGCCAGACGAAGAAGCAAGGCCGTTTCATTCCGGGCGGCATCACGCCGCACGACACGAAGCCGCTCGCGCTGAAGGACGAGTACGACGAGTGGCTGGCGCGCGTGATCTGCTTCGCGTTCTCGACTGCGCCGACGCCGTTCATTAAGCAGATGAACCGCGCCACCGCCGACAACGCAAAGGAAGAGGCGAAGCAGGAAGGCCTGCTGCCGCGGATGAACTGGATCCGCAACCTGATCAACTACATCGTCTGGAAGTACTTCGGCTGGACGGACCTCGAATTCGAGTGGGATCAGGCCGCCGAACTCGACCCGCTCATCGCGACGCAGATCGACGACTACAACGTCAAGAACGGGACGAAGAGCGTCGACGAGATTCGCCAGGCGCGCGGCGACGATCCGATCGGTATGGGCAACGCGGTGTACACGCCGACCGGCCCGGTCGCCGTGGTCGACTTCGACAAGCAGCAGGAAGAGAAGAACCGCGCCGCCGCCGAAGCGGCCGCGGCTGCTGCTCGTGCCGGCGGCGCACCGCGCGCGGCCGGCGAGGGGAATCCCGATGGCAATCCGCCCGGCAACAAACCTGCGGCAGCTGCACCGGACGACAAACCGGAGCCTGCTGATAAGCACGCTCATCCGGTCGTCGAAAAAAAAAAGTCCCTGACTGGTACTGATCCGGACGCGCCGCAGATCGAGAGCGGCACCGAGGCGCTGACGGCGATCCTCGAACCGTTCCTCGAGGCGCAGGCCGGCGCGATCGCCGCGCAGCTCGGCGCCTTACTCGGCCTCGGGAAGATGGCCGAGGACGATCCGAAGTTCCGCGCCGACGAGGCGCTCGACAAGGTCGACTTCACCGACTGGCGCGACCTCGCGAAGCCGGTCGAGGACGAGCTCGTGCGCGTGGCGGTTGCCGGCGGCACCGAAGCGCTCAAGCAGCTCGATCTGTTCGGCGACGAGACGAAGGACCTGATGACCGAGCACGCGACGTCGTGGGCGAGGGAGCGCGCCGCCGAGATGGTCGGGATGAAGCTCGACGCCGACGGCAAGCTGGTCCCGAACCCGGATGCGAAGTGGCAGATCACGCAGGGCACGCGCGAGCTGATCCGCGGCACGGTCACGGACGCGATCCGCGGCGGCTGGAGCAACGACCGGCTGGCGGCCGAGTTGAAGGGCGGCGCCGGCTTCTCGTCCGAGCGAGCGAAGCTCATCGCGCGCACTGAATCCGCATTCGCCGACACGGCTGGAAACCTCGCCGGTTGGAAGGCGAGCGAAGTCGTCGAGGGCAAGCAGTGGCGCGTCGCGCCGGGCTGCTGCGACCTCTGCGCGCAGCTCGACGGCGAGATCGTCGGCCTCGACGAGACGTTCTCGAACGGCAGCACCGGCGCGCCGGCGCATCCGCGCTGTCGCTGCGTGACGCTTGCGGTACTGAAGAAGGCCTGAGTTTTCCCTGGCGCGACGACGCCAACCCACTGGAGAGATCCATGTCCCTGAAACTGTTTGCCCGTCTGACCAAGGTCGACGAAGAGAAGCGCCTTGTGTACGGCCGCGCGACGGAGGAAGTCGTCGATCGCGCCGGCGAGATCATGGACTACGCCACGTCGAAGCCGTACTTCGAGAAGTGGTCCGGCGACGTCGCGAAGGCGACCGACGGCAAGTCGGTCGGCAACCTGCGCGCGATGCATAACAACATCGCCGCCGGCAAGCTGACCGCGATCGACTTCCGCGACGAAGAGAAGGCGATCGACATCTGCGCGAAGGTGGTCGACGACGCCGAGTGGGAGAAGGTGCTCGAAGGCGTGTACACCGGCTTCTCGATCGGCGGCGACTATGTGAAGCGCTGGGCCGACCCCGATCTGAGCGCGCGCCGCTTCACGGCCAATCCGTGCGAGATCTCGCTGGTGGACCTGCCGTGCGTGCCGTCGGCGTCGTTCTACGACATCGTGAAGGCCGACGGCTCGGTGATGCAGAAGGCGTTCAAGGCGCCGGAACCTGTCACGGCCGACGCGTTCTCGGACGAGGTCGCGGCGCTCGCGAAAGCCGGCGATCTGTCGCTCGACGAGATGCTGGAAGCGATCCGGAAGGCGAAGGAAGGCAAGAAGAAGCCGTACGGTGATGTCGCGTATGCCGACGAGAAGAACAGCAAGTACCCGATCGACACGGAAGAGCACATCCGCGCCGCCTGGTCGTACATCAACAAGGAGAAGGACGCGGCCGAGTACTCCGCCGACGAGCTGAAGACGGTCAAGGACCGGATCATCGCCGCGTGGAAGGACAAGATCGACAAGGACGGTCCGCCGTCGGCCGCCGACAAGACCGTTGAGCCGGTGATGTCGAAGAGCGGCAAGCCGGTGATCGTCACGGCCGAGAACCTGTCGCTGGCGGCGCGGTTCGCGCTGCACAAGGGCATGTACCAGGTGTCGCGTCTCGCCGACATCATGTCGTCGATCACCTACCTGCAGCAGGCAAGCGCGCGCGAGGAAGCGCAGGAGAACGACACCGCGTCGACGCTGCCGGCCGACCTGATGGAGTGGCTGAAGCGCGGTGGCGAGCTGCTCACGTCGATGGTCGTCGAGGAAGTGGCCGAGCTGACCGAAGACGACGGCAGCGTCGACTCGCCGTGCGTCTACTACTTCGAATGCGCGGCCGCCGTCGAGAACCTGCACAAGGCGATCGCGGCGCTCGGCGGCGAGCACCTGCACGAGTCGTTCGCGAAGGCGCTCGAGAAGGCCGGCGCGCGCAACAGCGGCGCGGACATGGCGCGCATCCAGAAGGCGCACGACCTGCTCGGCGAGCTGGGCGCGAAGTGCGCGAAGGACGACGGCGACGACATGGACGCCGAGAAGGCGGCGCATGCCGAGACGCTGAGCAAGCTGACGGCGGCCGGCGAGTCGCTCGCGAAGGTGACGTCGGACCTCGCCACGGCGACGGAGCGCGTCGCGACCCTCGAGGGTGAACTCGAAACGCTCGCGAAGGGCGTCGTGCTGATCACCGGCGAGCGGGACGAGCTGCAGAAGAAGTTCGACGAGCAGGCCGCGCTGGTCAAGAAGCTCAGCGCGGAACCGGTCGAACCGAAGGGCGCACTGAACAGCGTCGCGGCCGCGATCGAGAAGAGCCACGACTTCGTCGGCGGCGATCAGCAAGAGGACGTCGAGCCCGTCCGGAAGGCGGACGGCTCCATCGACGAAGCAGCAACCGCAATCAAGAAGGCCCGACGGAACGGCGGCGTTGTCGTGTTCCGCGGTTGATCCACTCCAGAAGTTTCCCATCCACCCATAACCCGCCGGCGTAGCCCGGCAAACCGTCACATCCCCGAGAGGCCCGCCATCGCGCGGGCCTTTTCATTTGGAGAAGCAAAAATGGACGCGAAGACGATTCAAGAAACGCTGGAGATGGTCAAGGGCCAATACGGCCTCGGCAAGACGATCACCACGGCGAACAACCTGGTCGCGTACGACCTGCAGGCACCGGCGAAGAACCTGTACCCGGTCGTGACGCCCCTCCGCAACAAGATCGCACGTGTGCCCGGCAAGGGCGGCGTCGCGACGAACTGGCGCACCGTGAAGGCGATCATCGGCTCGGGTTACGACTCGTCGCCGTGGGTACCGGAAGGTCAGCGCTCGGGCCGCATGTCGTACAACACGGCTCCGGTCGCCGCGAACTACGTCACGATCGGCGAAGAAGACGGCGTGACGTTCGAAGCCGAACACGCCGGCGACGGCTTCGAGGACGTGAAGGCGACGATGGCGATGCGCCTGCTCCAGAAGACGATGCTGAAGGAAGAAAACGCGATCCTCGGCGGCAACAACTCGCTGGCGCTGGGCACGCCGACCGCACCGACGCTGTCGGCCGCCGGCACTGGCGCCACGCTGCCGGCCGCAACCTACAGCGTGATCGTCGTCGCGCTGACGCTGGAAGGCTTCATCAACAGCTCGCTCGCGAACGGTGTCGCGACGCAGAAGACCGTCACCGGCGCCGACGGCCAGACCTACCTCGTCACCGGCGGCTCGTCGAACAAGTCGTCGAACGCCACGCAGGCGGTCACGCTCGGCCAGACGCTGTCGGCAACGGTGCCGGTGGTGAACGGCGCGGTGGCGTACGCCTGGTTCGTCGGCACGGCCGGTTCCGAAACGCTGCAGGCGATCACGACGATCAACAGCGCGACGTTCTCCGCGCCGCTGACCGGTGGTGCACAGGCGGCGACGGCGATCACGGCCGACAACTCGACGAACGCGCTGGCGTTCGACGGGCTGCTGACGACCGCTTTCAAGCCGGCGAACGGCGCGTACGTGAAGGTGATGCCGACCGGCACCGCCGGCACGGGCACGCCGCTCACCGCATCGGGCCGCGGTTCGATCGTCGAGATCGACACGATGCTGAAGACGATGTGGGACACGTACCAGCTGGGCGCGACGGTGATCTACGTCAACTCGCAAGAGCAGATGAACATCACCAGCAAGGTGCTCAACAACTCGAGCGGTCCGCTGCTGCGTTACAACCAGCCGGCCGCCGGGAAGGAGCCGTACGCGATCACCGCGTCGGGTGTCGTGACGTTCTACTTCAACCCGTTCACGGCGAACGGCGGCCAGCTCATCCCGGTGATGCTGCACCCGAAGGTCCCGCCGGGCACGATCATCGCGTGGTGCGAAGAGCTGCCGCTCTGGTACCAGAACAACGAAGTCAGCAACGTGGCGGAAATCCACTGCCGCAAGGATTACTACCAGCTCGACTTCCCGATCGTGACGCGTATGTGGCAGTCGGGCGTCTACGCGGAAGAAGTGCTGGCCGTGTACGCGCCGTTCGCGATGGCGATCATCACCAACATCGCCAACGGCTGATCGAGCAGTAGAGCAGCGCGAGTAGCGAGCGAGTTCGCCCCGGCTTCGGTCGGGGCGTTTTTTTTCCAGCGGAGACAGGCATGGCCAAGTTCAAGGCGCCGAAGAATTTCGGCGGCATCACGCGCGACGGCGAGACGTTCAAGGCCGACAAGAAGGGCAACATCGCGCTGCCCGACGATTTCCCGCTCGACGTCGCGGCCGCGCACGGCCTCGTGCCGAGCGACGATGCAGCAGCGGAAGACCCGGCAGCCGAGGCAGACGCAGCGGCCGGCGGCGCGGGCACGGGCGCAGGGGCGTAACGTGGCGACCGGCGATCTGACGACTCTCGCGAACGCGAAGGCCTGGCTCAACGTGCCGTCGAACGTCACCGGCGACGACGCGATGCTGGGGCGCCTGATCACGGCGGCCAGCCAGTTCGTGCAGACCTATCTGAATCGGACGATCGCCAGCACCACCTATTCCGAGAAGCACACCGGCAGCGGTTCGAACACCCTCGCGCTGCCCAACTACCCGATCACGGCCGTCTCGTCGGTCGCGATCCGAGGCGTGCCGATCGCCGCGTCGCCGGACGGCGTGCAGGTCGGATACACCTTCGACGAACGCTTCCTGTATCTGATCGGCAACGTGGGATTCAGCTCGTTCCCGAATGGCGCCGATGGCCAGTTCCCGAAGTGGCCGCCGCTCGGTGTGCAGGTGTCATACACCGCGGGCTTCACGAGCACGCCGCCCGACGTCGAACAGGCAGTAATCGAGCTGATCGGCCTGAAGTACGCCGGCGACCGCACGCACTTCGGGCAGGTCAGCAAGTCGATCAACGGCGAGGTGGTGTCGTTCTCGGTGGCAGACATGCCGGCGAGCGTGCGCACGCTGCTGAACAACTACCGCAAGGTGGTGCCGGTATGAGATTCGATTCGGAGGTCAAGGGCGCGTCGCAGGTCGTCGCACGCGTCGGCCGCATCGTTCCGAACATGCGCAACGCGCTGCACGACCGCGTGCAGCGGCTCGTCATCGCACTGCAGAACCACGTCGTCGCCGACAAGCTGAGCGGCCAGGTGCTGAACGTTCGCACCGGCCGCCTGCGCCGGTCGGTCAATCAGGCAGTCACGACGACGGACACAACAATCACCGGCGTGGTCAGCACGCCGGTCGAGTATGCGCCGCCGCACGAATATGGCTTTCGCGGTGTCGTCACGGTGAAGGAGCACCTGCGGCAGGTCACGCAGGCATTCGGCAAGCCGCTGACGACGCCGGTTACCGCGACAGTGCGCGAGCACCCGATGAAGATGAACCTCCCGGAACGGTCGTTCCTGCGCTCGGCGCTCGCCGACCAGCGCGAGGACATCCTGCACGGAATCCGTGAAGCAGCGGCGGAGGGCGCGCAGCGATGAACCGCGAGCCGATCTATGCCGCGCTGTTCGCGAAGGTCAGCGGAATTCAGGGCTTCGTGACCACATCCCGCCGTCTGCGCCACTGGAGCGACGTGCCGCCGGTCGAGCAGCCCGCGCTGTTCCAGGTGCAGGTGCGCGAGAGCCAGCGGCCGCGCAAGGGCATCCCGGCGCTGGTGACGTTCCGGTGCGAACTCTACCTGTACGTGAACTCCGGCAACGCGCTGGCCGACGTGACGCCGGCCACACAGCTGAACCAGTTCATGGACGCGATCGAGGCCGCGCTCGCGCCCGACGCGCTGACCGGGTTTCAGACGCTCGGTGGGACGGTCTCGCACTGCTGGATCGAGGGCGACATCGTCACCGACGAGGGCGTGCTCGGGCCGCAGGCGATCGCGATCATCCCCGTGAACATCCTCGCCAACAACTGAAGGAGCCGCGATGGAAACGAAAGACCAGACGGACGCCGCGCCGCCGGCACCGAAGTCGCCGCCCGCGGCCGCGCTCGACGCACGCACGGATGCGCTGATCGAAGCGTGGTTCCGCGCCAGCTTCCACGACTCGATCGTGTCGCGCGACACCGCGACGTTCAACCACGTGCGCGCCGCTGTCGACGCGCTGAAGAAGGAGCTCGCCGCCCCGGCGAACGCCTGACCCGCCTTTCCGCAGCACCGCCCGGCCGGCTCGTTGAGTCGGCCATTTTTTTGCCCGATCGGGGCGCACGCATAGGAGCACCACCATGTCTCAATACGCTTTCGGCGCCGGTTCCTTCTGGGGTGTCCAGACGGGCAACGCCAACCCCACGCCGAACCGATTCGGCGCTCTTCAGTCGGCCGACATCAGCTTCGACGCCACGGTGAAGGAGCTGTTCGGTTCCTACCAACTGCCGCTCGCGATCGGCCGGGGCACGATGAAGGTCTCTGGCAAGGCGCAGGCCGGCCAGTTCCAAGGCCGCGTCCTGTCCGACCTGTTCTTCGGCATCTCGAAGTCGGTCGGCCAGACGCTCATCTCCGACAACGAAGCCGGGACGATCCCGGGCACCGGTCCGTACACGGTGACCGTGGCGAACTCGACCGGCTGGGTGACGGACCTCGGCGTGAAGTACACGGCGACGGGCTTGCCGCTGACGCGCGTCGCTTCGGCGCCGGCCGTCGGGCAGTACTCGGTTGCCGCGGGCGTCTACACGTTCGCCGCTGCCGACACGGGCCTTGCCGTCGCGATCAGCTACACGTACACCCCGACCAGCAACACGGTCGGCGAAACCGTGACGATGACGAACCAGCTGCTCGGCACGGCGCCTTCGTTCAAGTCGGTGGTCTCGCAGGTGTTCAACAGCGAGCGCGTCACGCTGACGCTGAACCAATGCGTCGCCACGAAGTACACGTTCAGCACGAAGCTCGAGGACTTCAACATCCCCGAATTCGACTTCAGCGCGTTCGTCGATTCGAGCAACACGCTCGGCACGATCTGCCTCGGCGAGGCGAGCTGACATGGACCAGGCCTCGGCGAAGTTGATCTATCAGAACCTCGCGTGCGGGGTGACGGCCGAGGCCCAGGCGCGCGCGCTCGACTGCTCCGTCGAGGAGGTCGAGCGCGTGTTTCGCGCCGTGGGACTCGCGATCGCGAACTGGCAGCTGCAGGAAACGATGCCGTACACGCCGTGCCAGACGCCCACGTCGGCGATGCAGAACCGCAAGGTGCTGCTCCAGCTCCTCGACAAGCTCGACATCGACAGTGTCGTGATCGAGTACCACCGCATCCGCGCGGCGCGCTGCGCCGTGGAGAACTGACCCATGAACAACACAGTGACGATCGGCGGCCGCACGCTGCCGGTCCCGCCCGCTTCGCTCAAGAGCATCAAGCGCTGGTTGAAGGCGCAGCAGGAATATCGCGACGGCACGCCCGAGTATCTCGACGAGCTATCCGAGTTCATCGGCGCAACGCTGACGCGCGAGCAGGGCGGCACGCCCGACCTCGATCGCGACTGGCTCGAAGGCGCGCTGGACGTGACGACGATCCCGGTCGTGCTCCGTGCGGTGCACACCGCCGGGAGGATCGAATCGGGGGAAGGGGAGCCGGCGCAGAGCACCTCGACTGGGACGAGCTCTACGCCGACTTGATCCTCGCGACGGGCTGGGCGTGGGAGTACATCGACGAGCTCGACCTACCCCGCGTCGAAGCCCTGTACCGCGGTTTCAAGAAGCATCCGCCGATGCACTGGTGTGCCGCGGCGTTCGTGAAGTTCGAGCCGCGCGCGGACGCAGCGGCTTCGCCGGCCGGCGGCGGCCCGAAGCCGTCCGAAATGTTCGCGTCTTTCGGCGGCCAGATCCTCGACGAGTAAAGGAACCCTTTCCGTGGCAGACGACAACCGCGTAGACGTATCGATCTCCGTCACTTCCGACGGTGCCGAGCAGGGAGCGTCGAAGGCCGCGGACTCGATCACGCAGGCGATCGGGCTCATCCAGCGCGATCTGAGCCAGTTGGTCACGCAGTCTCGCGCGACGACGGCGGCCGTGACTGCCGGTTTCACCGGCATGTCGGCGGCAGTCCAGGGCATGGCCGGCCGTATTGGCACTTCGGTGCGCCAGGTGAGCGGTGTCGTCGATGACTACGGCAACGAGATCGCCGCGGTATCTCGTCGCGTCCAGCAGGCGAACGCGGCCGAAGAAGAATCGCACCGCCGGCTGGGCCACACGTCGGTCGCGGCTCGCCGCGAACTGCTCGTTCTCAGCCACGAGCTGATGATGGGCAACTACAAGCGCTTCGTCGGCTCGCTGATGGTGCTTGGCGAGCAGATGGACTGGATGGGCAAGATCATGAGCCCGGCCGGGCTTGCGGTCGGTGCGCTCGCCGGCGCGATCGCTATCGCGGCGTCCGCTGCCATCCATGGCGCGGTGCAGATGAGCCACCTACGCGACGAGCTGATCCTGACGGGGAATTACGCCGGTCTCACCGGTGGCAAGTTCATCGAGATGGGCAACGACATCGCGGCCGCAACCGGGTCCAAGATCGGGGCGGCGCGCGATGCGCTGCAGGCGGTCGCGGCGACCGGGCGGTTCACCGGCACGGCGCTCGAACCCGTGTCGCAGGCGATTGCGAAGATCGGCCAGTTCTCAAAGGCGACGGCCGACGAGGTGGTGAAGTCGTTCGAGAAGATGGACGACGGCGTGTACAAGTGGGCGATGGAATACAACCGCTCGTACCACTTCGCCAATATGGCGCAGCTCGAGCACATCCGCATGCTCGAGGAGCAGGGGCAGAAGGAACAGGCCGAGGCCGAGACGGCGAACCTGGTGATCCAGAAGATCAACCAGACGGCCGCGCAGCTCGGGTACCTGCCGGGCCTGTGGCACGAAGTGCAGTCTGCCGCGTCGTCCGCCTGGGACGCGATGATGAACTGGGGGCGGCCGCTCAACATCGACGAGCAGATTGCATCCCTGCGCAAGGCGGCCGAAGGCCAGAGCTATATCACGGTCGAGGGCGTGCAGGTCGAGAACATCGACCCGAAGATCGCGGCTCAGCAATTGCAGGACAAGCTCGCGCGCCGCGATGCTCAGCGCGCACAAGCGCTGCACGATGCGGGCTCCGCTCAGGTGCAGGAAGCCGGTGCGAAGGCGATGGAGGAGTTGCGCAGCCAGTGGAAGGGCCTCGGCGGCGACGTGCGATTGGCAGACCAGGCTGTCGACCAGTTCCGCCAGAAAATCGCTGCCGCGAAGCAAGCGGCGAAGGAATCGGGCACGCCCATTCCGCCCGACCTGCAGGCCATGATCGGCCGGCAGGCGGAGATGGAAAAGAAGATCCGCGAGCAGTACGACAGCCACGACAAGGCGAAGAAAGCCGGCGGTCAGGTGACACCGCTGCGCGATTACGCGTACGAGAATGCGCAGGCGCAGGCCAGCCTCAACCTGCTGAAGGAGAACCTGAAAGCCGAGCAGGCCGAGCTCGATAAGTCGTACAAAGGCGGCCAGGTGTCGCTGCAGACGTACTACGCTGACCGCCTGCGCATCACGCTCGCAGGGATGGACGCCGAGCGGGCCGTGCTGAAGCAGCAGCTCGAGGAAACGAAGTCGCTGGAAGCGCAGGCCCGGAACCCGGCCGAACGGCTTTCGCTGAAGACGCGGGAAGTCGAAATCGAAGGGCGCCTCGCGGTCATGGCGCGCCAGCGCGCGGCCGCCGAGCAGCAGTCTTCGCAGGAGATGCGGCAGGCGCTCAACGACGAGCTGCGCGCGCTGCAGGACCTCGACGCGAAGCGCGAGCAGTCGGAGGCTACGCAGGCGCAACGACGCGCAACGCTCGTTGCTGCGCAAGAGCTCACGCAGGGACGAATCACGCAGGCCCAGCTTCTCGCGCTCGAGGAGAAGTTCGAGCAGGAGAAGACCGATCGCGCGATCGCGGCGCTGCAGAAGCGTCTCGACACCGAAGTCGGGCTGACCGTCGAGGCTCAGCGGAAGATTCAGGACGAGATCGACCGCCTGCGCGACGAATCGCAGACGCGCCAGCTGGAGTACAGCATCAAGGCGACGGACGCGATGAACGCCGATGCGCAAAAGGCGGCCGACTCGATCGATCAGGGGTTCGCGAAGGCTTTCGGGAATTTCGTCGACGGCACACAGACCGCGTGGCAGGCCTTCAACAGCTTCGCGACGAGCATCGACCAGATGCTCGTCCAGATGGTCTCGAAGAAGCTGTTCCAGCAGTTGTTCGAGATGCCGATGGGCGAGGGCGGCTCGTCCGCGTCTGGCTACCTGACCGGCTGGCTCGGAATGCTGCTCGGTGATGATCGCAACGGCGGGAGCGCCAATGCTCCTGGCTCGTTTGGCTTCTCGACCGGCCTCGAAGGAACCGGTCGCGCAGTCGCATCCGGAATGGGCGGCGGATCAGCGCTAATGGGGCTCGGCTCGGGAGCGATGAACGTGGGCCAGATGCAGACCGCGATGCAGACCGCGACCTCCCTCACTGCCACGACGGCAAGCGTTGCGTCGATGACAGTGGCCTCCATGGTGTCGCCCAACGGATCCGGTTCAGGCGGTGGAATCCCCGGCCTCGGGGATCTCGGTGGGCTGCTCGGCGCCCTTGGCGGCAGCGACATGGCCGGCTCGTTCGGCTTCACCGCGACGGGCGTCACTGGGTCGGCTGGCGCGGTTGCCGGAGGAGCTATGGCAGATGGTGGCTCCGAGGGGCTGAGTGCGCTTTTGGGCCTCGCATCGTTTGACGTGGGCACGCCCTACGTTCCGAACGACATGATCGCGCAGATCCACCAGGGCGAAGCGATCGTTCCTGCGCACCTGAATTCGCCGTACAACCCGGGCAACGTCAGTGTTTCGAATCAGTTCGTGCTGCCGGGCGGCACCGACCTGCGCACGCAGAGCCAGATCGCGGCGATGGCTGGTGCTGCGATTTCGCAAGCTATGCGGAGGAACGGCTGATGGCTGCTCCCTTTCTCGAATCGCCGATCTTCCCCGATGACCTTGCGGTGTGGGCGCGTGGCGGCGTGAGCTTCAACACGACGGTGTCCGGGTCGACGTCCGGCCGCGAGCAGCGCAACATCGTGTGGAATTTCGCGCGCGGCCAGTGGGACCTGCAGAACTGCTTCCGTACGGCCGGCGGCGTGATCGATCCGTTCTCGGTCCAGACGCTGCGCAACTTCTTCCGCGTGGTGAAGGGGCAGGCGTACGGCTTCCGGTTCAAGGACTGGACGGACTATCTCGACGAAGGCAATGGTCTACTCGGTGCCCCGCTGACGAGCTACTCGGCGGCCGTCGTGCCGTCCGGGACGGGGTCGGGCGTGCCGACGTACCAGATGTTCAAGGCGTACATCGCTGCCCCTCTTGCCGACTATCGAATCATCCAGAAGCCGCGCGCGGCGCAGTTCTTTCGCAACGGCACGCCGGTGACGATCGGTACCGGCGCGGGAAACGCGCAGCTCGACACGACTACCGGACTGCTGACGTTCGTCGCGGACAACTCCACGAATCCGACGGGCTGGACGGCTGGTGCGACGACGCAGTTCACCGTGTCGGCGGTGCCGTCCGGCTGGGCGGTTGGCGTCAAGGTCTATCCGACGGGCGTCGGCGGCGACCCGGGCGTGCTGAACGGGCAGGCCGTCGCGATCACGGCGATTTCGGGAACGACCGTCACGGTGGCCGCGAACACTACCGGCGCGACGCTGACGGGCGGCACGGTTTCGAAGTTTCCGCAGGTCACCGACACACTGACGTGGACCGGCACGTTCGACACGCCGTGCCGCTTCTCGACTGATCAGTTCACGCCGCAGCTCGACGTCGGGAGCGGCGCGCTGTACGGCTTCCAGACGCTGTCGATCGTGGAGATTCGCCCGTGAGGAGCATCTCGACTGCATTCGCGCAGTGGCTCACGCAGGACGTCAAGACGATGGCTGCGTGCGTCTCGATCACCCGGAAGGACGGGAAGGTGTTCGGGTTCACCGATCACGACATGGACCTTGTGATCGGCGGCGTGCGTTACGCATCGGCGTCCGGCTTCACGGCGTCGGCGATCGAGAACACGTCGGACCTGTCGACGTCGAACCTCGAGGTAGACGGCCTGCTGCTCGCAACGAACGGTGTGATCACGCAGACCGATATCGAGGCCGGCGTCTGGAGCGGCGCGGCGGTCCTCATCTTCGCCGTGAACTTCTCCGACCTCACCATGGGCCAGATCAACCTGGTGAACGGCAACCTCGGCAACTTCACGCTGCTGAACGGCGCGTGGAAGGTCGAGCTGCGCGGTATCTCGCAGACGTTCCAGCAGGCAAAGGGCGACCAGTTTTCGCCGACGTGCCGCGCGCGGCTCGGCGACTCGAAGTGCACCATCAACCTCGCGCCGCTGACTGCCACAGGCGCCGTAACGTCGGTCGTGAACCAGCTTCAGTGGAACGACACGTCCCTGACGCAAATCGGTCCGGTGAGCCAGTTCATCGACTCTGTCGGCCACCGCGTGCCGACGACCGGTCCGTACACCATTCAGGTAGTCGCGCCGTCGGGATCTTTTCAGTCCGACGCGGGCGTCTTCGACGCCGGCGGCAACCAGCTAACGAAGGTCGGCGGATCACCGGGATCGGGCCAGTACTCGGTGTCCGGGACCGGCCTGTACACCTTCAACATCGCGCAGGCCGGCTGGTTCGTGAAGATCAATTTCAACTATGCCGTCGGGTATTTCGCGTATGGAAGCGTCACGTGGACGAGCGGCGCGAACCTCGGCCTCACGGGTGCCGTGAAAACGTCCGCCGTCGGCACGGTGACGCTCGGCATGCCGATGCCGAACCAGATTCAAGTCGGCGATACGTACACGATCGTGGCCGGCTGCGACAAGCAGCTCGGCACGTGCCGCGATCGCTACAACAATGTCGTGCACTTCCGCGGCGAGCCTTATGTGCCGGGCCCGGACACGATCCTTCGAGCGCAAGGGAGCTGAGATGGTTACGCGTCAACAGGTGGTCGACGAGGCGCGCACGTGGATCGGCACGCGGTGGCAGCACCAAGGTCGCCTGAAGGGCGTCGGCGTAGACTGCGCCGGCTTGGTGGTGTGCGTAATGCGCGCGGTGGGTCTGACAGTGATGGACGTCGACGGCTACCCGCGCCGGCCTGACGGCTCGCTGCTCCAGATCGTCCGCGACCAGACCGAGCCGACCGCAGACTGGCGCGCCGGCGACGTCATGCTGATGCACTGGGACAACGATCCGTGCCACCTGGCCATCATGACCGGCCCGCACAGCATCATCCACGCCCACGCGATGGCCCGCGGCGTCGTCGAGCACGACCTTGATGCCAACTGGCTGAATGCCGTGACGTGCGTGCGCCGCGTTCCGGGAGTGGTCTGACATGGGCCAGTCAGTCGGTCTACTGCTGGGCGTTGCTGGGGCGGTGGTCGGAGGGTTCTTTGGCGGCCCGATGGGTGCTCAGGTCGGGTTCATGCTCGGCAATCTGGTCGGCACGCTAATCACGCCGCACAAGCAACCCGAGCTCGCCGATATCCGCGTCCAGGATGCCGCGTACGGAAAGTACATCCCGCGCGTCTATGGCAAGTACCGGGTGTCGGGTAACGTGATATGGGTCGGGCCGGCGCACGAACATAGCCAAAGCGGTAAGGGTGCCGGGGGGAAGGGCAGCCAGCCCTACGTCACGTTGAGCCTCGCCGTTGCTCTTTGTGCGGGCCCGATCACGGCCGTGACGCGCATCTGGGCGAACGGCAAGCTGATCTACGACATCTCGAACCCTTCGAACTTTCAGGCCATCTCCGGTTCGGGACAGATGGTCACCAACTTCACGTTGTATCCCGGGGACGAAAACCAGACCGCCGACCCGACCATGCAGTCCTACCTCGGAGCGGCCAACGTCCCGGCCTATCGCGGCTTGGCGTATGTGGTCTTCAACGAGCTGAACCTGCAGAACTGGGGCAACTACATGCCCTCGCTGTCGTTCGAGGTCGTGAAGAGCGGTACGCCCGCGTGGGTGAACGCCGCCGCGCTGTCGGTGCCGAATTCTCCCGCGATGCCGTGGATGGGTCTGGGCGCGCACTTCGCGCCCAACTACCTCGATAGCGCCGGGAATGTGTACGGCACGCAGTGGGGTCTGTCGGCAGACTCCAGTCAGTTCGTACTCCAGCCGTTCAAACTGACGCCGTACGGTGTGGAGTGGCAGGCCACGCCGTACTATCTTGGCCTCGGCAAGCCCGCAGCCAATGGGTACTGTCAAGACGATCAAGGGCAGTTTTGCTACAGCGGCCTTTTCGTGTTCAACAATGGCACGGCGTGGGACACGAGGATACCGGTCGGGCTGAGCGAGGACTGCCAGTGGGTGAAGGCGTTCAACATGATATTCGTTGCCCACGCCATCGCAAACACGCCTCGGCCGCTGTACATCAGCTCGCAGTCTGGCGTCGTGAGCGGTGGCGCGGCGGGTGTCGTAACGGGCGGCTTCTCGTCGGATGCCATCTGGCCGGTCGGCGCCACGGCCAACTACGTGTACGTGGTGAGCAGCGCCGGGACCTATGCAAACTGTTTGATCCGCCTCGACTACAGCGGCAACTTCGTGTCCGTCGTGGACGGCCCCAACGGGACCATCTACAACTCGGGCTCGGTTTGCCAGGTGGTGAACGACAACCTGATCTATATCCTCGGCCCGGGCACGATCTGGCAGTGGAGCAACAACGGGCCGGCCGTGAACACGGGCTGGGCGGAGATCTACAACACCACGACCATCATCAAGGTCGCGGTGCCGGGAAGCATCGTCTACGGCGCAAAGGGGGCATCCACCGGGTCCGTGTTCTACGCGTATGTGCTCAATCCCAATGCATCGGACGTTTCGCTGGCCTCCGTCGTGGCCGCGGAGTGCAACTACGCCGGCCTGCAGAACAGCCAGTTCGACGTCACCCAGTTGACCGACACGGTGATCGGGTATGGAGTCACGAGCAACTCGTCGCCGCGAGATGCGCTCAGCCCGCTCATGAGCACGTATTTCTTCGACGCGTGCGATACGGGGGGCCCGCTGAAGTTCGTGCGCCGTGGTGGCACGCCGGTCTTGACCATTCCGTGGGATGACCTCGGCGCTGATCCGGATGGTCGATCGCAAGGCGCACAGAATCCGCTCGTCGAGACCATCACCCAGGAATTCGAGCTGCCGCGGCAGGTGACGTTGACGTATTCATCAGCCAACACCGACTACAACCCGGCCACGCAGCGCGAGCCGCACCCGCAAACATCGTCAAACCTCGACGAGGCAGTCAGCGTACCGATCGTGCTCGCCGACAACGATGCGAAAGTGCGCGTGCAGACGATGCTTTGGGAGCGCTGGATAAAGCGCCAGTCGTTTCAGTTCACGGTGCAGATGAAATATCTCGCGCTCGAGCCGGGGGATGTCGTTTCAACCACGAATCCGGAGACGGGCACGACATACAACCTTCGGATCGCGAAGATATCGGCCGACGGTAAGAACACGCTGAGCATCACCGGCGATCCCAGCGTGCCGCAGATCTACCCGAATCCGGCGACGTACACCGCCCAAGGTGGCGTCTCGGCGGGCTTCACGACACAGAGCGTTCCCTACAACGGGTCGACCATCCTGCGGCTGCTGGACGTGCCGCCGCTGCGCGACCAGGACACGACGCAGGGCCTCTATCTGGCCGCGTGCGGGTTCACCAGCGCGTGGCCGGGCGCGGCCGTGGATATCTCACGCGATGACGTGAACTTCTCGAGCCTCACGTCGGTGACGGGGCAGACCGTCATCGGGATGACGGCCAACGCATTGGGCAACTATCTCGGTGGCAATTTCCCGGACGAGATCAACTCGCTGCAGGTCCAGCTGTACAACACGTCGCAGACGCTGAGCTCCGTGTCCTACGCGTCGTTCCTGAATGGCGCGAACGCGGCGCTCGTGGGATCGGAGCTGATCTACTTCCGCACGGCCACGCAGACAGGTGCCGGCGCGTACACGCTGACGGGCCTCGTGCGCGGGATGAAGGGGACCGAGGCGTCGATCGGCAATCACACCAGCGGCGAGACGTTCGTGCTGCTCGACGCCACAAAGCTCGTGCAGGTCGGCATCAACCTGTCGGACATCGGGCAGCCGCTGTATTTCGAACCGTTCCTGCTCAACCTCTTCGGCAACACGCCGGGCAGCGTCACGCAGGTCACGCCGGTACGCGCCCGCGTGAAGCCGTTATCGCCGTACTTGCTGGCAGCGGGCAAGGGGAGCGCCGGCGGCGCGGCGGGCGATGTGACGCTGAAGTGGCTGCGCAGGGCGCGCGTCAGCACCTGGTGGGTGAGTGGCGCCGACGTGCCACTCGACGAGTCGGCGGAGACCTACAACGTGACCGTGCTGTCCGGAACGACGACAAAGCGGCAGTTGACGGTCTCGGGGCCGTTCACCGCGCCGGCGCAACCCACGTGGGTGTACACGGCCGCGCAGATCGCAGCGGACGGCTTCACGACCGGTAACACGATCACGTTCCAGGTGTACCAGAACAGCGACCAGGGTGTGCCCGGTTACGTCTCGACCGCGTCCATCACACTGTAAGGAGCGGCCATGGCCGACAGCAGCACCAACATCGATCAGATCAGCTCGACGCAGGCGAACAAGGAGCTGACCATGAACGCCCTGACGGACGCCGCGAGCCCGGCAATGCTGTGGGGGCGGCGCGCCAGCACGTCGAGCGGCCTGACCTGGGGCTACTACGGCGGCCGGTTCGTGGACGGCACCGGCACGGCCCACGCGATCAACAACGGCACGATCACTGTCGGGGCCTCGACGACCACGTACATCTACGCCGACAACGTGACGGGCGCGGTGTCGTCGAACACTACCGGCTTCCCCGCCGGTAAGGTGCCGCTCTACTCCGTCGTGTCGAACGCCTCGCAGATCTCCAGCTGGCTCGACTACCGCAGCTACCAGCCGTCCGCGGTCGCGGCCGCTGCGGCCTCGGGAGTCGGCCTGGCCGGCGGCGCCGTCCAGACGGCGGCATACACGTTCGTGGCCGGCGACAAGGGCCAGTGCCTCGTGATGAACAGCGCCAGCGCGGTCAGCCAGGCGTTGCCGTCGCCGGGCGGAACGGGCTTCGGCGCGCAGTGGTGGGCGAGCGCGGAGAACATCGGCACCGGCACGATGACGCTCACGGTGCCGAGCGGCGTCAGCCTCGACGGCGTCGTGAACGGCACGCTCGGCCTGACGCAGAACCAGGGCCTGACGTTCTTCACCGACGGCTCGAACTACTTCACCATCCGCGGCCTGGCCTCGGGCGGCTTCACGAATCCGATGAGCGCGGTCGGCGACATGATCATCGGCGGCATGGCCGGCGCCGCCACGCGCCTCGCCGCGGGCTCCGCCGGTCAGGTGCTGACGATGGTCTCCGGCTCGCCAGCGTGGGCCGCTGCCAGCGGCGGCACGTCCGCCCCGGCGACGGCGAACATGGACCTCGTCTCGTACTTCGTCGGCTCCATCGCGGCCTCGCAGACCCTGATGAAGGCCGTCACGCCGCAACCGCTCACGCTGCCGTCGGGGCTGACCGGCTCGTACGCCTATTGCGACACGGCGCCCACGGGCTCGATCAGCTGCACCATCAACAAGATCAGCGGCGGCTCGACGACGGCCATCGGCTCGGTGAACTTCGCCGCCGGCGCCACGACGGGCACCTTCACCTTCAGCAGCGCGGTGACGACCGCGGCCGGCGACGTCGTGCAGGTCGTCGCGCCGTCGGTGGCGGACGCGACCTTCGCGGGCCCGCAGATCGGCCTGGCCGGCACGATCCCCGTCAACGCCGGCGCCGTCGCGGTGCAGACCTCGGCCTACACGTTCCAGCCGACTGACCGCAACGCCCTCAACGTGATGAACAACGCCGGCGCGACGTCGAGCGCGCTGCCGACGCCGACCGGCACCTCGGGGAACTACCCGAACGGTTGGCGCACGAAGTTCTCGAACATCGGCGCGGGCACTGCGACGTTGACCGTCCCGTCCGGCCTGTCGCTCGACGGCGTGACCAACGGCACGATCGTGCTGTCGCAGTACCAGAGCGTGGGCCTGTGGACCGACGGCACGAACTGGTTCAGCACCCGCGGCAAGGGCGGCGGCGGCGGGAGCTCCATCAGCCAGGGCGCGTTCGGCAGCCGGGGCGCCGCGGGCACGGCGGGCAACATGTACGTCTCGAACGACAGCCTCGTCGAGAGCGTCGACACGGGTTCGGCCTGGGTCGACTACGAGCGCGGCCTGAAGCTCACGCGGCCGGTGCTGGTCAACTTCACGCAGGTGAACGCCGGCGGCTCCACGCTCACCCAGAGCGCGTACTCGATGATCTTCGCCGAGAACAACAGCGGGAGCACCACCGACCAGTGCCGCCTCGCCGAAATCTCGCCGCCCGCCTCGGGGTCGTGGACCATCACCATGCGCGCCGAGATGTCGCACGCCTTCCTGTCGGGCTTCCCGCGCTTCGGGCTGTACGCGCGCGACTCGGCCACGGGCAACATCGCGGCCTTTTGGTTCGCGCCGTGGGGCCGCTGGTACGCATACGAGACCTACGCGGGCCCGACGTCGTGGAGCGCGCGCACCTCGCTCAACGGCAGCAACGGCGGCTACACCGACCTGCACAAGTGGCACCGCCTCCAGTACGACGGCACGAACTTCAAGTTCTTCATCAGCAACGATGGCCTGAACTTCGTACAGCTGTACAGCGTCAGCGCGACCGCGTGGCTGACCCACGCGCCGACCGGCTGCGGCATCGCCATCAACCCGTCGGGCCTGAACTACGCGATGAACGTGCTGAGCTTCACCGCCACCACGCCGTAACGGCCGTCGATCGAAACTGGAGAAAGGCATGGCAATTGCATTCGTGGCGGCGGCGCAGGTGTCGGCCACCAGTTCCATCACGGTTGCGCCCCCGGCTGGTTGGGCGGCCGGTCAGTTCGCACTGCTGTCCGCCGTCGTGCGGAATGGCAGCAGCAGCGGCGGGGTGTTCACCAACGCGATCACACCGCCGACTGGATGGACCACGATCCACAAGGGCGACGCGATGTGGGTCGGATACCGTTTCCTGCAGAGCGGCGACGTCAACTGGACCGTATCCGCTTCAGGATCGACAACCGTGCTGTCGGACATGGCAACCTTCACGGGGGTGGACGCCACCAATCCCGTGGACGTGAGCGCGTTTGCGCACATGCGCGCGCAGGGCATGCAGGGCTACGGTGGCGGTTTCAGCCCGCCGGTCAATCCGACGCATTCCGACGACTATCTGGTGCTTTGCTGCGGCGGCGGGTACAGCTCCGGCGGCGCGCCCACAGCGCCATCCGGCTATACCTCTCACGGCACCGCGACCGGTGGCTCGAGCGTCTTCATCGGGCTGTTCGGGAAACAGGCTACGAGCGCTGCCACGCAGGCCGGAGTCAGCGCGCTGACGTCGGTTATGGCGTCCGGGTACTCGGTGTTCTCGGGGATCGTCGCGCTGAAGACATCCGGAAGTGCGACGGTGGCTGCGGCGGCGGCGTTTCCGTATCTGGCGGCCTCGGTCAACACGTTTTACGGAGCGGTTACCACGTCGACCAACATCACGGCCGACTTCAACGACCTGGCGTCGCCGAATGACCTGCTGTTCGTGCACATCTCAGGTACCGGCACGACGGTCATCAACGCGCCGGATGCGACGTGGACAGCCATCAACCTGGTCGCAGGCGTGTACTCGTGGTATCGCACAGCGCGCAGCGGCGATCCGTCGACGTTCAACTTCACTGCGGCGGCCAGCACCACGGTCAATGTGCACACGCAGGTCGTGAAGACGAACGCAGCGCAGACCTGGCCAGTGTTCGACAAGGCGGCGTTTAACTCGGCTGCCGCTTCAACCACGACGCCCAGCACGCCCGCGCTCACATCGGCGGGGTCAAACGAGTTGCTGCTGACGCGCATTGCGAACAACAGCGGCACGTCGTCGACGATGACGTATCACCCGACCGGCAGCAACGTCGAAGACCTGATCAGTTTCGCGGCACCTAACGAGTCTCTCGGGCACCTGGTCAATTCGCCGAGCCCGTCGCCCACGGCTTATTGCACGAAGAGCGCGGCGGCCACCAACACAGACGTCGCAGCAGCCATTTTGGTCGGACTCGCGCGCACGACGCCGCAGGTGCAGCAGATGATCCTGTCGTAAATCTCAAGCAGTTGATACCAATAGCCGCCCTCCGGGCGGCTTTTTTATTGCGGGGTGCGTATGGGTGACGAAATTGACCCGGTTGAATTCGGGCGGGTGCTGGGCCGTCTCGACGAACAGGACAGGCAGATCGCCGAGATGCGCGCAGACATCAAACGGCTGCTCGCGATGGCGAATCAGGGGAAGGGCGGCCTGTTCACATTGACGACGATCGGGGCGATCGTCGGCGGCACGCTCACATGGTTCGTGCAGCACATGTTTCAGAGGTGACCATGCTCGAGAAAATTTTATGGCTGCGCGAGCCGGAGCGTCACGACTATCCGGCCGCGCGATCGTACCTGTCGCTGCACTTCTCGCGTAGCACGGCGCGCGCGCTTGCCTGCCGGCTCCGCTCCGCGCCGATGCGATCGTTCAAGGCGAAGGACATCTTCCGTGCCTCGGGTCTCACGCTGCTCGGCGTCAGCAACAGCCACGTGGAGAAGAACCGCTCGAAGATCCGGGACGGAAAGCCTCTTTCGCCGATCCTGCTCGTGCGCGTCGGCGAGCGCGTGATCGTGGCCGACGGGTACCACCGGCTGTGCGCTGTGTACGGCTACGACGAGGACGCTGACATCCCGTGCAAGATCGTCGGGGGGCCGCGATGCAGCTGACCGCCAACATCATCGCGTGCGGCTGCGGCGCGACGCCGGCGCGCGCGGCCGCGATGCTCGCGCCGGTTCAGGCAGCATGCGATCGCTTCTCGATCAGCACCTCGAAGCTGCGCGTCGCCGCGTTCCTCGCCCAGATCGGCCACGAGTCGATGGGGCTGTCGCAGTTCTCGGAATCCTTCAACTACAGCGTGGCCGGGTTGCGAGCGACGTTTCGCCGAATGACGCCGGCGCTCGCCGCGACATTGGGGCGTCAGCCGGGCGCGCCGGCGCTCCCGATCGCTACGCAGCAGAAGATCGCGAACATCGTCTATGCCGGGCAGTTAGGCAACAGCGATGCCGCGAGCGGCGACGGCTGGCGGTACCGCGGATCCGGGATGCTGCAGCTCACGTTCCACGACAACTTCGAGGCGTTCGGTGCCGCGTGCGGCATCGACGCGGTCGGGAACCCGGACGCGGTGCGCACCGATCCGTCCATCGCCGCGCTGTCAGCCGCGTGGTGGTGGTTCGCGAACGGCTGCAACACGCTCGCGGACGCGCAGTCGTTCGATTCGATAACACGCCGCATCAACAAGGCGATGGACGGTAAGGAGCACCGCGACGCGCTGTACAAGGCGGCGCGCGCGGCCCTCGGCATCGTCTGAACGACGAAACACACGACGAAATATTTCGGAAATTATTCCAGCCGCCTGCGGGCGGCTTTTTTCGTTTACGGCCATGACGATCATCAAGCACCTCATCGACGCGGCGAAGGGCAAGCACCCACTGAGCTCGAAGCGCTCGTCTCATTGGCCGGCCGTGCGCCGCCAGCACCTCGAACTGCATCCGGCCTGCGCGATGTGCGGCGGAACGGAAAAGCTCGAGGTGCATCACATCCGGCCGTTCCATCTCCACCCGGAGCTGGAGCTCGACCCGCGCAACCTCATCACGTTGTGCGAGGCCGACCGCGGTGGCGCGAATTGCCACTTGCTGTTCGGGCACCTCGGCAACTTCCGCAGTTTCAACGTCGACGTCGTCGCGGACGCCGCGCGCTGGAACGACAAGATCACCCACCGGCCACTGGCCGAAACGGAGGCGTCATGAACCTCAATCTCGAAGGCGTTGCGAAGGCGGTGTACGTCGGCTTCCTGCTGATCCTGTGGGCCGTGCTGATCAAGCTCGGGATTCGTGACGACGTGCTTATCGACGTGATCAAGGCGCTGATCGGCGTCGTGGTCGGATGGCACGGCATCAACGAGTGGGGCGGCGTGCGGCGCGCGGCCCAGCCACGGGTCGGCGTTGCGACGCTCGGCGGCTATCAGCCGGACGACGGCCCGCGCGGGGATCCGCCGGTGCCGCGCGCTGTCGTGACGAACTTCACGGTGTCCGCGCCGGCCGGCGTGCGCGCCGCCGACATCCATGCGCCGCCGCCCGGTGCACAACTGTGATTCGCGCCGCCGCGCTCGCGCTGTTGCTGACCGGTTGCGCCGGCACCGCGACTTATTCAGTGCGCCCGATCTATGACGCCGCCGCCGGCCGCTTCATCTGCTGCGAGGCGATCGCCTTCAACGGAAAGGACATCACCGCGCTGCAGCTCGATGTCGCCACGTCGCCGGACGGCACCGTGACGATCCACTTCCAGGAGTCAGGCGTCGGCGCAACAGCGCCGACCGCCGCGCAGGGCGCCGTCGTCTCCAACGTCGCGACGGCGGTCAGTAACGCGGCGGCTGCCGCGATTAAGTTCACCCCTAGGTAAGGAGTCTCCCCGTGAAGAAGAACCTCATGCTGTTCGCGGCAGGCATCGTCGCGTCTGTTTCCATCCTCGCCGGCTGCGGCTCGGCGCCCGCGCTCACGTTCCAGCAGCAGGTCGCGATCGCATGCGGTGCGGCGAACGGCGAGATCGCCATCCTGAAAGCCGACGGCGTGTTCACCGGCGGCGCGGCTGTCACGCTGAGCGACACCGTTCAGCCTGCGATCGCGAAGGTGTGCGCAGTCGGCGCGACCGTCAGCAAGCCGGACCTGCAGACGATCGTCAACGACGCGTTGCCGGCGATCAAGGCGCTCGTCAACGCATCGTCGCTCCCGAACAAGGCGGCGTCCGATGCCGCGATCGACACGGCGATCCTTGCGTTCAACGTGGCGATCTCGATGAACGGGGCCGTCGCCGCGCCAGCGGCACCTGCGTCGACACCGCTCGCCGGGAGCGCGCTGCAATGAAGCCGATCCGCGTCGCTCTTAGCGGCAGCGGCTTTCGCCTCGGCGCGCACCTCGGCGCGCTGCAGGCGATCGTCGATGCTGGATACACGATCGTCGAACTCGCCGGCACGTCTGGCGGCTCGATCATCGCGAGCCTGTTTGCCGCAGGCATGCCGCTCGATGTCATGCGAGCGATCCTGATGGAGCTCGACTGGTCCCGCATGATGGGCTTCTCGCCGTGGGCGCTCATTCGACACCAGGCGCTCTGCTCGGGAGATGCGCTGCTGCAGTACCTGACGAAGGTGACTAACGGCAAGACGTTCGCGCAACTGGACGTCGACCTGAAGGTGATTGCGGCGAACTTGCTGACCGAGCGCGAGTTTCAGTTCTCGAAGGAATCGACGCCCGATGTCCCGGTAGCGCTGGCGGCGCGCGCGAGCGCGTCGATCCCGATCGTGTTCGCTCCGGTTGCAGTAGCCGGCGGCCTGATGGTTGACGGCGGCACGTGTGACAACATGCCCGTGAGCGACCTGACGGTCGACAGCGTGCCGCGCGTCGGGATCTATCTCGTGTCCGACGATGATCCGCTACCGCCTGGAACGTACGGGTTGCCGACGCTGGCGCCGCGCATCATCGACCTGATGTTGGCGGCATGCGAGGCGACACACGTCGCGCTCGATACAGTCAACGGCGCGACGATCGTGCGCGTGCCGACCGGCTACGCCAGTTCCTTCGACCGGCACATGGCGGCCGTGACGCGGCAGCGTCTGTTTGATGATGGGTATCGGGTAACTCGAACGGTCCTTGCTGGCATCAACTCGCCGCAGGTTGCCGCAGCGGACTGCCGCTGATGCGGTCTGCGAGAGCATGAAAACGGATGCGCCACGGCGCTTCGATTCGCCTGTACAGGATGTCGGCTACCGCGAGGGACAGCAAAATAAAGACGGTTGCGCCGATGCCTTGGGCGATCGGTGAAGCAATCGTTCGCACGATATCCGTGATGGGCCTCAACGCGCCGAAGGTCAAGTACAGCGAGTAGGAGACGCGCCCTAAGTATTGGAATGGCGCCATATTCAGCGTCGCGGCGACTGGTCCAGTGTCATCGGACAACGAGCCGACCAGAAACACGAACGCGAGCGGCCCGGCAAACGCGAGCCCTGGCAGTTGGTACGAGAAAGCAACGACAATAACGGCGATCAACAACGCGATGCATTGGCCGGGAAGCGTCCGCATCGTCATCACTAGCCGGGAATCACGGAACTCGGAAAGAAGGGCACCCGCGAAGAATCCCGCAATGCATCGCGCCCATCCGAAATCCGAGGTCATGTCCATGCAGCGCGAGCCGAGGGTGCACTGATGCACCGCGATCGACGTCCATATAACCAGAGCGAAACTCCCGACCATCATCGCAGACAACAAGGCGATGCGCCGTGCACATCGGAAATTGAGGCATAGGAGCGCGAACAGGATATAGACGAAGAACTCGTCGCATGCGCTCCAGCTCACGGCAGTACCGAACGGGCTATCGAAGAGGTGAAGCCCTTGTGTCATCGTTACGGTCGACGCGATTTCGAGCGCGCTCGGCAGCATTTTTAATTGAAAATGGCCGCCGGTTATCGCGGTGCCGAGGCCGAGCAATGCGTTCGCAAGGCAATAGTAGATGATCGTCGTGACGATATGGGTGGGCCACAATCTGCCGAATCTTCGCGTCAGAAACGCGAACAGCCGTGGGCCATCGTCAAGTTTGTGCGAGTAGGCGCCGGCGATAACGAACCCGCTCAAAACGAAAAATAGGTCGACCGCGAGATATCCACCTTGGAGATACGGCAGATCGAGCGTCCCCATGTTGAGGTGGAAGAAGGCGACCAGCAATGCAGCGGCTCCGCGCAGCCCATCCAGACTGGTTATTGTCTTTTTCATCAGGCCCCCGCGAGATATTTTTGTTTCCCCGTACTCGATGCGTTATACGGCAAACGGGAGGCACTCTCAAGGGAAAGCCAACAGACGTCGGCAGCCGCTCTACATCAGACCGGCGCGGCGCATCTCGTCGCGCAGCATGAAGTAGAGTTTTCGGAAAGGGCCGAACGGGCCACCAAGCTCGCCATGCTCCCGTGTCACGCGGTTGGCTGACTCCCACCAATCCATGACCTTCTGAAGCGACTTCCGCAACGTCACGATCTCGAGGATGAGGCGTCGAATCTCCGGATCGGGGTGCGTGCGCCATAGCTCGCGCAGTTCCGTCTCGGTCGGCGCGATGAAGTCGGGCATCGACGACACTTGATTGCGGTACGGATCCTTGAGTGGCACGACGTTACGGTCGATCTTCGTCTCCTCAAGCGCCCGCGCGTCCGACTCGTCGATGAATTGGCCGGTGAGGGAATGGAACTCGGCAGCCGTGACGGGAACGTACGTGCGACGCCGTTCACCTGACTGCAGGTCCGTGTACTCCCAGGTATAGGCCCAACGCGGTTTCATGATGCGATAAGCTACTGTATGGCTATACAGTGTATCGCGGGGTAAGATGGTCCCGTCAAGAACGAAAATAGGGGACCCCGATGTGCACGAATTATCGCGCGCCAGGTGAGGAATCCGGTCTTAGCGAGCTGCGGATCGACAGTTTCGGCGAGCTGTACCGCCGCACGCCGTGGAAGCCTGAGATCTACCAGGACTATGACGCGCCGATCGTCGCGAGCATCGACGAGCAGTTCGAGCCGCTGATTGCTGGCTTCGGCTTCTGGCCGCGCGCGCTGCAGAAGGCCAACGTCGACAAGGCGAAGGAGCAAGGCAAGAAGCCGCCGATCATGCGCAGCACGATGAACGTGCGCGACGACAACCTCGGGAAGTCGCCGCTATATGGGCCGGCGTGGCGTGGCGGTCAGCGATGCCTGATTCCAGCGCAGTGGATCCACGAGCCGAACTGGGAGACCGGGAAGCACGTGAAATACAAGATCGGGCTCGCCGGCTGGCGGCTGTTGTGCGTCGCCGGCATCTGGCGCCAGCTGAAGGGACCAGACGGCACGGTGCGCAATGCCATGGCGATGATCACGGTGAACGGCGACGAGCATCCGATCATGAAGCGCATGCACCGGCCCGGCGACGAGAAGCGGTCGGTCGTGATCCTACGGCCTGAGGACTGGGAGGAGTGGCTGACGACGCCGAACGTCGAGGCCGCGCGCGCGATGCTGCAGCTCTATCCGGCGGACGATATGGTGGCCGAGCCGGCGGCGACCGAGGCAGAGTAGGGCCCGGAACGCTGCACCCGCTGTGTCATTCGTCGCGCGGGCTCCAGTGGGTTACGTCGAGCACTTCCCACTGATTGAACGGCAGGTTCCGCACGAACTGCGGGCCCGGATAGGCCGCATGACCAACGGTCGGCACGTAGTAAGCCCCTATCTCGCGGCCGTCGCGCTTGAGCACCCAGACCGGAACGCCGTTCGGATCGTCATCTTCGAGTGGTGGCAGCGCATCGGTAACAGCGATCCAGTTGACCTGCTGAATCTCGGCGCCCCGCGGCGCGTCCAACGGCTTGACGTCGATCTGCGCACCGATCTGTCGCATCTTGCCGAGCACGCGCTCAAACTCGCTGTCGGTCAGCGCGAGCCGGGCCGCGCCGAAGAACAGGATGTGCGGACTCAACTCGCGCGGCGCGGCGCCGCCCGTGTACTTCCGCCATTGCTGGCCGCCGGCCACGCCGAACAGTTCGGCCATCTGCTCGCCGGTACGGCCGAGCTCTTCCTTCAGGCGCTGAAGGTCCTGGGCCTTGGGAGGGGTGTAATCCAT